GGTTAGTATAAGTGTTGTTGATGTAATTAGCAAAGTACACAGCTTTTTGATGTGTGTAAAAAGGATTACGGAGAAAACGGGACCAGGCTTTAATCAAAGGAAGAACATCAATACCTTGTTCTACTGACTGCACGATGCGATCAATAAAAGCTTGTGGCAATGGCTCCTTAGATACAACCTTGTTAGTACCAGAACCTACTTGTAAGAAGTATTGTCCAGTAGCATTATTCACAAACAGATAAGGAGTCTTAGACTCTACTATCTCTTTGTAAGATTCCTTAGTAAGAGGTTTGAACTTCTCTACCAAGTCAAGCAACCCAGCTACAGTAGTAGCCTTTGATTGTTCAGCTTCGAGCTTCTTCATCTCTGAATAGCGCTCAGGTGTGAACATGATACCGAAAGATTCTCCATTCACTTGTCCAGTGATGGAATTTCCGATTCTATTTACTGTTATGTACATAATTGTATTGCAAATTTACATTGTTTTTGTGGCAATGTAAAACTTAATCTCCCTTTCTAACTCCTCTGAAAATGAGTCATCTAAGAAAGGTTCAATACTACCAAGCATGGTACTAATTGGAGCACAATACTCCCTTAGTTCATCGACCAATTCCTTGATCTCAAGATCCATCCCGATAGCATCTGTATATTCTTTTCCGGTTAATGTTTTAAGTTGTTCTGTAATCTCTTCATCAGTTCCTCCTTGTTTCCGAATGATCTGAATCTGAGTTAAGTTATCCAGGAATACTTGAAACTCTTTTGTTGTAGTTAAATCAAGATCATTAATTGCTAATGATCTGAAATAAGACTGATAATATGAGTCTACTTTTAGAAACTTTTTATACTTATCAGTATCAATTCTCTTGAAGTTGCCGAGTATATTAATTTCATCCAAATGTTTATCAATGTAATTAGCAGTATTCCATTTTACTACAATAGGATCTACTGTCAACACAGTTCCATCCTCTTTGTAGAAGAATTCACCAATAGGCCTTACTCTTCCTTGAAGCTTCTCAGCCAGGTTTATTGAAGTCTTAACAATAGTGTAGGTAGCACCAGGTCCATAGGACATTAAATATTTATATCTTGCGGCCTCAGCATTATGTAATCCAAGATCAGTTCTTAAAACTTCATCACTTAGCTCAGTCTCTGTAAAAGAACTATGATAAAGTGAGGCATTTGAACGACTAATAGCAGAAGCAAGCTTCATCAGATTGCTATCTTCCTGCACTCCAATAAAGGTAGTATCAGGATCCCATCTCAGAATATCCTTCATCCTGGGTTCTATCTTCTGCCACTCTAGTTTACCTTCACCCCATCCACTTCTTATAGCAAAGGCTACAACTCTTTCTTCCAACTTTCTTCTTTCCTCAAGGCTTAAGACTACACCTTTCTCATCTACAGTCACACCATCTTCAATTACCTCAACCATATTCCAATCCTCTGGTACTACAATCTTGTGATAGTTTACAGGAACTGAAGAGGCCTCAAGTAATCGTTTAAGACGTTCAGAACGTTTAGTTAAGATTCCTTCAAGATTCTGTAAGTCTGAAGCTGTATGTACTTCCGGATCTTCAATATGCTTAGGTTTTCCATCCTCACCTTTGGAGACTTTTACACTTTCCAAGTAAGTAATACCATAAAAAGGAGCTTGTGAAGCAAAATACTTTAAAGTTCTAGTATTATACTCTTCTGGTATAATCACAAAGGCAGACTGTGGATTAATATCTTCAGCTGCTTTAACTAATTCCCTTCTTAATACTCTTGTACGAGTACCATCTTTTGCTCTGTTTTCACCAATGTAAATCTTTTCAAGTTTAACACCAGGGAAAAACAATTGCATATCTCCAACCTTAAAAGTAGGATCATACTTATACGATGGTTTTATTGAACTTAAATCAACAATACCTGCTAACTGACTTAAAGGATCATTCTTATCTAAAGCTTTTCCACCAAGACTGAGATAACGTTTTAACCACACAAGAAAGTCTTTTTCATCAAGACTATCAGTAATTAGTTTAGAGGCAGCTTTTGCAGCACCTTTAAAACGTGCTAAAACAGTAGCTCTAGTAAGCTCATCCCATACCAAAGTCTCTCTAGAAGGATTAACAGTAACTTCACTTGGATCCACTTTGATACCGACGTTACCGATTTTGTCCTCAATCCCAAGCTCCTCAAAATGAACATAACCATAATTGATCTTATCGAGCACAATATGTGGTTTGGAATATTGATTGTTATCAGATATGATAAGATGCTCATTTTCAAATAAGATATTAGCTTTGGTTGGAATAGCCTCTAATCTTCCATCAACATGTTTTAAAAACAGATCGATATTATCAAAGTATAATAGCTGAGATTTAACAGCATCTAAATACTCTTGCTTTCGAAACTTTTTTGTATTGATGATGATTTCAGTCCCATTTCGTTCCTTAGTTTCACGGCTGTACGCTGTATCTCCCCCTTCAAATACATAGGGAGTGTTTTGTCTTCCAGTGACAAGATCAAGAGGCGGTACAATCGACTCAATCTTATAGCTATAAACATTGAATTCAAATTCTTGTCCATTATATCTTGATTTCATTATGTAATAGGGCTCACCGGTAGAAAGAGCTGCTTTACCACCAATACCGAATTTACCAAGTGCCCAGGAACTAGTCCTCTTGCTTGAATATCCTAGCTGAAAATATTTCTCCAGTCTTTTACCTCCAAGTCCCACTCCGTTATCAATTATTCGAATTACATCTTTCTCAGTTCCTCTTTCTTCATAAATAATCTTAACTACAGGATCGTCACTAAGCCATTCAAGCTTGTAGTAATCCTTGTCAAACTTGCTATCCTTAGTTATATCAGTCTTAGATTCTACGTAATAGTCTGACACTTTAGCCCTACCAGTTAGAATCTCTTTTGCAACTTCTCGTTCCTTAACAGCATCAACTGCATTAGTTGCTAGTTCTCGAACAGTACTTTTAACAGGATGTTGATATTGAAATTTCTGAACCAAATCCATCATCATTGGGATAGATTCCGGTGCAAATCCTTTTTGAATTCCACCAGATACTTCAACAACTTCTTCTTTATGTAATGCCATTAAAACGGTAAATCATTTTCAGATTGAAAAGCTAAGTTTTTCCGTGCTCTTTGTAGAAACATAATTTCCATAAGGATAAAGTAGTTGATAACATCTCCAAATTTCTCTTTGATCACAGCTACTGTTGGAACTATACCAGCTCGAAGATCAATTATCATCTGTTGAATTGAAGAAAGCTGTTTAGTATTATAACCCTGGGCTGCCTCTTCCCTGGTCTTATATAAGTTTGGAGCAAGCTGTACTCCAGCATTAAAGTTATAGGCACGATCGCCTTCAAAGGCATATTCTTTACCTTTAATAGATAAAACCTCGTTAATTAGCTTTTGTCTTTCACTAAGTAGAGCATCAAACTCAACTTGAGAAAGACTCATTTGTCCGATCATAGTATAATTGTGTTTTCTTCAAAATAATCTAAGTCGCAGTCATACATTTTACTGCCAACTTCGAACTGTACTAATTCTTCACCTTTTTTGGGCCAGAATGAAATACGATTAACTTTACCTACGAGAGTTCCTCCTTTAGGCTTTTGATAAGATATAACTTGATTGAGATACTTCTCAGTCAGTTGTTTTTCTTGTTCTGCTCTTGATTTCTCCATAGCATTTTCAAATTTATTACTCATAATATTTAATTGTATATTTATGAATACCTTCTTCTTTTCTACCTTTAGTCGACTTTTTGGAAATTATGGAAAGCTTTTCTCCACTATAATTTATACCAAGTAATTTAACTAAAGTCTTAGCACGGTCTTCTGATAAAGCAAACACTGTCTATTGATGATAACCTTCATAAACTATTACTTCACGAACAATATACTTATTCATATCTCCATTTTACGACTTGAACAAAATTATTTTCATCTACTAACAAGTTATTGATTTCTTTTTCAATAATACCACCTTTATATACTCTTGATGTTATCTTAACTTCTACTTGTATAGGAAGTGGATTTAAAGAATGTAAAACCTGCTCCCAAGTGGGCATGTCTTTTCTTTTAACAACTGTACCTACATTTTGAACAGTACCTTCATAAAGCTTTCTCATATCTTCTTCAGTATACTTTTTAGCTGAAGCTGCTTTATAACCCTCAATAATATTATTTACATCTCTCCAAAATCCTGTTGGAACAGGTGGTGCTTTATGTATTAATTTATTATTGATAAATAGATGTTCCCAACCTCCTCTTCTCCTAATAATTTCTATAGCTAATTGCTCAATATTTTCTTCAATATCAGGTAATAAAGGTAATCCTAAAGATTTGTCTGTAGAAGCTACCACCTTAATAACTGTACCATCCATTTTTTTTACAAAATCTAAACTCCTTGGATTTTTCTTTTAAATAATCCATATTTAAACGTCTTAACCACCAAGCCATTTTAGGATTTCTTTTATCAATAAATTTTGGAACATCATCTCTTTCATAATCTTCATGAATTTCAAAGCACCATTCATCATAAAGTACTTCTCCCTCTATATCAACCATATAAATATGATTGTTAAGATGTACTAAATCGTATGTTTTATAGAGACCTAAATGATTTTCCATTTCAGTTTTAAATTTAATCATAATCAACTGGACAATGTCGAAATTTAGTAAAATAAATAACTTCTTCCTCCAAAGTCTTTTCTTCTGTCCATAGAACTTCTAAGACTTCTTGATAAAACTCGGATAAAGCTTGATCAATTCGATAGTATTTATCTTCGTAAAAGATCGAATTTAATCCAGTTTCAGTAGTGGCTATAATCCATCCTTCATGTTCCTGGTCATAGCCATACCAGATCTGTTTGTATTGTTGTAATAGTATCATGCTCTATTAATTTCTAGCGTTGTTTGAGAACTAACTTTAAGACCAGTAAACTTGCAATCCTTACACTTCTTTTCTATCTCATTAAGAGCTTCTTGTATATTATCATAACCATAACCAGTACTACCATTATACACAACGTATGAAGGTTTTTGATTAAAAAAATTGTGATCAAACTTCAAGTAGATCTTTCTCTCAGTCTTATCTTCAGTAAAGACTAGACTAATCGTTTCTTTAAGTTCTTTTATCATTGTACAAGTTTTATTTCTTTTTTAGTTTCAATATACTTCATAGCGATATAGTGCATACCAACAGACCCAACAACTGAACCCACTAAATAGGTTAACATTAGAATCCAGTTGTCTAAGTTTAATACTACCTGTCTAATAACTAACAGCCAAATACCATTTGAAAGAATTGAAACTATTGTATGATACTTTAATGAATTATTATTACGAGCCCGGCTAACTAAAGTAAAGCTAGCATTTTGTAATATAACTAAACCCAACATCTTGAGTATTTCCCACATCATAAGTGCTTTTTTAAATTAAGACAAGGACTCACATGATTTGGTGCAACTATTTGAACACCCTGATAATTCTTCCACACTTCATATCCCATGTTATTAATTATACGATAACGATAAGAGCTCGTTAAGAATTGTTTTCGTAGCTCCAACTCCTGCTCCTGCAGCCATGTCTGTGAGGTCTTTGTATCCAGTTTCAATTGGAAGAGTGAGTCCCTCAATGCCGTAATTTGCTGTGTATTCTGATCCTTTATGTTTTCCGTCATTGTCAAAAAAGGTGACAACTCTTCTATTTTCGTTGAGGAATCTCTCAATAATCTCTGAGGAAATAGGAGTGCTTTCAGCTTTAGGAGCAACTGCCATATAACCAATGCTACGGAGAAATAATACATCTTTAGTTGCTTTAGTGATAATCAAAAGATCTGAAGGACTATATTGTGTTAAGCCTTCAACATCATCTGGTTTAAAATTATTTCTAAATTTATCTTCCTTCTTTGCAAAAGGCCAGTACAATTTGTACCGATTCTCAATTCGATAAGAGAAAGAATATTCTGGAGCTGTAAATGGAACTACTTGACCTCTCATTAGCCAGTAGAAGTCAAACGCACTAACATTATACTCAGCCAAAAGTTGTGGTGAAATATTATATTTGGCCCAATAAGCCAACTCATTCTTCGTAAACTTCCTGGAGTGAATGTGTATTTCAATATCAGTCTTTTTGGGAGCTTTATGAAATACTATCTTTTCAGTAGGTCTGCTTTGGTCTGTTATCAAACCAAAGTCAGAAGCTACTTTTATAAGAGCTTGTTGCCCTGTTAAGACTGGATTATGCATTAGCTGTACCAATCTAAATATGTCACCTACTGTTCCTGTTGCTTGATCTCTCCACATAAATTCCTTGTCTGTCACATTATTTGTAACATAGAAGATATTAAAAGATGGATTATCATCATCAGATCTTATTGGTGATCTATATTTCTTACCAGGGATTGGCTCATAGCCAAGGTAGTAACAGTAAAGAGAATATTCATCTATCCTCTCTAATATACTACCTTGGGTGAGCGCAACTTCATCCAGAAGATTCTTAGCGAGTTCCAAGAATAGAGCTCACTGCAGAAGCACCATCAGTAACATCTGCAGGATCTTCATCTTTGGAAACTGGCGTTCCGTCATTCAATTTGTTCTTAATCTCATAAGCATTAAATGCTACTTGAGATGCTGAAGCCGGTATAGTCATTGGTTCCCAGAATGGGTTATTGCTGATAAACCTCTTACGAAGTCCACCATAATGACTTGCTTTACTTCTGCGAACCAGGAGCAAACGGAACAATTTGTTTCTGTCTGCTTCACTTAATCCATTAACTTTATCTACAAATTGAGAGGTAAGATTTTTGTAAATCTTATCAATAGTGTTCTGATTAGTTAATGAAGCTTGGAAAGCAGCTGTGTCGGTAGTGTCAATACCAGCATAAGGATCCAGGGACGCATTCTCTGAAGTCATGTAACCTTGCAGAAAATGTTGAAGTTGGTCACGAAGACCACCCAGGTCAGTAGCAATTTGTTTTACTTCCCTTTTCTCTCCCAAGTATTCAACACTTGGAGGGAACAGCATTACTTTGGTACTACCATCACCTTCAGTAACTTCAGCTGTTTGGTTCAAAAGATCATCAGCAGCTACTGAGCTTTTCTGTTGACCTTCTTGTACAAAAGAGATCTCGATTGTACCTTTCTCGTTAATTACAGCTCCACTGAGCTTTACGTTCTCGTTTATTCCAACTTTGATTGCCATATTATGCGTTTACTTTATTTGTTTCAGTTTGTGTTGTCTGTTTTGATGTTTCCATATCTGCACCATCATTATTTAAAGAATGAGGAATGAGCACATATAACTCTAAATTCTCTCTTCTGATATATGTTTGTGCACCTTTCTTCTCTCCACGAGTTACCTCTTTAGGAACTAGAAAGATACCATTAGTTGCTTCATTTAAAGTTGTTTGCAACTCTTCATCCCGGACAAAATCCAAATCAACATAACCACCTTTTTCAACAGTAGTTCCATAAACAGTCTTCAGTGTTTCTAGAAGTTGTTTACCGTATGTTGTTGAACCTTGTTCCATAACAGTTACTAATGGATTACCGGTTGTATCATAGCGACATGAATCAAAGAGATCTACCTTAGGTAAAGACTTTGAAACAGGAGCTACCATAAGAAACCTGGGATTACTGTTAGCTGTGTTACCGAATTCAGCACTGTCAATAATATCAAAACCATTACTGGTATTGTTATCATCTCGGCTAGTGAATTCAAGATTAAACTTCTTAACTAAAGAAGCTGAGGGATAGATTGCGCCATTAGCATAGAGTCTCAAGTCTGAAACCACAGGGTTCTTACTTGAAGTTACTCTTGTTGCTCTAGGTTGTTCTGGTGTAGCTGTTACACTAACACCTTTCCGAATTTGATCTAAAAAACCCATTAATCAATTGTTATTTGTCTTCGTAATAAAAAACGTACTTATGCCAATAATGTTGGTTTTCTTGTAACATATATGATAAAGTTCCCTTATTAATACCAATTGCATCTGCGGCTTCTCTTAAGGAATTATAGATAATCTCAGTTTTATCAGGAAACTTCATCTTTATACGACTAACATGTTTTGGTCTATATGGCTTCATCTTTTTAACTAACTTTAAAGACCATTGAAAACCAACTGCCGATTTTTTACGACTCTTTGGATTTGCTGCACTTGAAATAGAACTAGAACGAACATTAAAGTGAAAAGCAGCTTGTGTTGCAGATTTCCAAACTTTTACAAAATCACCATTAAAAGTATATTGATATACGACTTTTGAAGTAGCCACAGAAATTTTGTTTCTTAACTCTTGAGTCCACTTTTGTACACCATCTCCTCCTGGAGTTAGATTTGTAAGATTTGTAAATTTTTGTATCCAAGCTTGTTCTGCTAGTTCCCACTGCTCATCGTCAACTACCACCAATAATTTTATCTTAGGTTTTAAACCTAAGTTAAGTAATTGCTTAATCCAGTAATTTTTTATGAGTATGAGCTTTTAATCTTAAAGATTCCAAGTGTTCTTTCAAGCGCTTTTCAATAGACTTATTAGTCTTACCAACATAGCGCACCTCATTATTACGAGGGTCAATTAATGCGTAAATATTTGTCATTTCACAAATATACGCCCTTTTCTTGGACTTAGTCTATATAAATAGCATTCCAATCAAATTTGAATTTTTGACCGGCTAAGTGTGTACAACGAGAGCCCATTATTGAGCCATCAGTTGTTTTGAATGAAATCATTAATCCTTGTTTAGGATCTTGGTACATAAATCCAATACCATCTGCTTTAGCTGCAATGATTGATCCAAGACGTCCTGTTAAGGAAATATCCTTTACCACTACTTCTTCAGAACCATCAATAGAAGCTAACTTCTTATCTTTCACATGCGATACTAATATCAACCTTTCAAAAAATTGTTGAAAGACTGAGATATAATACTTCATAGCTTCACGAAGCCAGTAATAACCAGCTCCATTTGGAAGATTGGTTATAACGTCTCCCTTCGCTCTTAACACACCAGGTTTAGAGTAGTTTGCATCAAACCATGACTTACCCATTGCTGTGTTACCATACATCTCTGCTCCCTTATGTACTGCGATTTCTTCAAGGGCGTCCAATGTGTCAATTGAACCGTACTTGTGGATTGGCTTTCCACCATTACTTTGAAATTCAGTTGCTAACGCTATCAGAACATCTTGAAGTTCTTGATAAGTATTAGCCTGAACTGCCAAGGCATCATATCGTGCTGTGCCTTTCTCAAGATCAATGATAAAATTATCATCAAGTTGAGTTAGAGAAGTAGTCTTACCAGTCTTAGGCGCCGAGTAGATAATTAATATCTCTGGACTAAGTCTAGTAGCTTTTACCTTTTCTCTTGGAAGTGTAATTGGCATTACTTGTGAGCTATTTTGTCTAGCTCTTCTGCTTTTTTAATGTAAATATCTTGCAGCAAAGAGTTCCATCCTGATCCAGGAAGTTCCTCAATGTAACCTGCAATAGGATTTAGGAATTGTGGAATGCCCCCACCTGCTGGAGCTGGACCATATCTGTTCTTCATAATGAAGTTTAACAAGAAGTAGTCACCCCAACGATTTAGATCTGTAAAGTCTCCATAACTTTCCAACTGGAAAGAACTGGGCTTTATCAAACCTAGAACCACATCAGCATCTCTGTAAGTGTATGAGCTATCTCCAAGATCTCGACGCTGAGGAACATAAGCCATTGGCCCTTTGCGTTCCCTGGCAGCACCTTGTAACTCGGAGTTGAATTGCTGAACTATAACATGAGAATCACCAAACAAATTACGAGCTCTCACAAAATATGTACTTGCAGTGTCGATACTTTGTTTAAGACTTAATCCTGGCTGTTGCTCAATAAGTCCAATATGATCTACTATTGTCATACGGAATACATCTTTGTTAGGTCTGTATCCCACAATCTCACTAACTCTACCAGCTTTATCTCTATTACGCTCAATTTCTCCATCTTGACTTGCTCTTTCTACAATACGCTTCCACATATCAAAGGGTGTAGCTGGTGCTTCAACAAAGTAGATAGAATCAAATAACTCTTCTACTTCTGCTGCCACTAGGCTAATCTGTGCATATTGCTGATTACTCAGTCTTAAAGGAGGTTCAGAATCATCTTCACCCAATATTATTGAGGAAGGAAGACTCTCTTTGTAATTGATGTAATAGATTAATGAAGCTAGTCTTGCTTTTTTCATTACCTCAGACACCTCAAACGAATAATAATCTAGTTTTAGATTGATGCCCTTCGCTTTTGCTGCCTTTATCAAATGGTAGAGGTACATGAAATCAGCAGTAGTAGTTTTTCCTACACCACTATCAGCTGCTACTAAATAGTTTCTAGCCCGGTGTGTACCGTGTATAAATCTATTTAGTGTTTTTAAACCATTTCCCAATCCTTGGTTAAAACCTTTTAACCCACGATCCACGTGAGTCATTAATTTGTTATCAACGTGGAGTTCCAATCTAAGCTTTTCTAGCTCCTGATCGTACTCAGAAGAATTTTGGCTTAATGGTTCCATTTGTTGTTGTTGTTTGGTTACGCCACATCTCATCCACGAAGAACTTCTCGATCTTCACTAGATAGGATTTGGTTTCTCCATAATAGTTTTTGATACGCTCTAACAGCGTTTCGTATGTTGTACCACTTTGAATAGCCTTCTTAAAAGCTTCTCGACCAGGCTTTGTTGCTGCATTGATTTGATATTGTCCTCCTCTGCCATTGTCTGACATTCGAGGCATACCTGATTCAATGATCAACTTCTGATACATTCCAACCCAGTCTACTTTAGGTTCTACCTGTTGCACCTTAGGCTTATCAATTACTTGAATTCCTATATCCTTACCAGTCATCTCTCGATTAAACTTAGCAGTAAGAAGATACATATTTTTATGCATTACAAGATAACCTTCCTCAGCTAACCAGGATACAACTTCTTTAAGATTCATAGACATAGGATGGTATATTTAGAAAGTGATGTTTGTTCTTCTTCAGGGAGTCTTTAGCAACTTGAGGAAGATAATGTACTATAACAACTTCTGGAGAATCTCCAAGATTATCATCCATACCATAGTATGGATAGAATCTACCAACTCTCAGTGCTAAAACTTGTTTACCTTGATTAGATCCATAAGTCTGTTTAAATGATTCAATCTTATTCACTACACCAAAAGATAAACTACCAGCTGAATAGCTCTTGTACATCAGAAGACTTCCCACCTTTATTTCAACTCCGTATAAATCTTTCATGTTAAGAAGTTTTTGTAAGATACATAAAATATCTTTGATTTATCAAATCCTTCAAGAGCTTTCTTACTCCATTCTTCATCTTCAGTTCCTGTAACAACAAGAATAAAGACTTTAGCTTTATGTCCTTCTCTTTTTCTAAGTGCTCTTCCAATTCTCTGAATAGTCTGACGACTCTTACCTGTTAGTTGAATGATAAAGATCTGATCAATACCAGGAAAGTTACCACCTTCATCCAAAGCTCGAATGGAACATAGGTAACTAGTAAGACCATTAATGAACTTATTGAGAGCTACATCATCAGTACCAGAATGAAACACGTTATTTCCACATAAAGTTTCAACTTGTTTCTTTGTTCCTCCAAATACAAGAGTACGCTCGTCTCCGAGAATTTTCTTTAAGACTAATGAAGCGATCTTTTGTTTTGAGGGTAGATTATAGAGAAACTGCGCTCGTTTACGTATAATAGAATCAATAATAGCACCTTTGTCTTCCTTATCACTCATCACAACCTGGATAAACTGTCTCTGCAGATACTCGTAAGCCCTCTTCTCTGATTGATAGAATCTATTCTTCTTGTTTCCTCCTTGAATAGTCTTAGCAGTATCATCGAGAGGCATCTCTATCACATAGATATCGTAGTCAGCGCTGATATTATCCTGGATAGCCTCGTCAAGAGTATAAGTAAAGACAGTAGGAGCTATTGAGGCTAGTAAAGTTTCTTTAGCTGATCCTTTCTCAGGTACCGTAGCTGTAAGAGCAATAATTTCATCATAAGTTACATTATCGAGAAAACGATAACTTATATCAGTTAAATGATGAGCTTCCACTCACAATTGTTATTGTAAAACCAAGAGACTAACCTTGAACAATAACACTAACAGTTTCCTGTTAGATTAGACTATATCTTAATTTAGTATTATTTGGTAAAGATCGCTTATTAGATAGTACACTAGATATCATTGATGGAGAATAATTAAAGTAAGCAGCACACTCACTAATGGAATCAAATTTTAATGTCTTACCATTAGAAAATTTAGCTTCAACAGGTTTATTTCTAAATGTATTTTTAAGAGAACTTGGACTAGTAATTTTAATTCTATATTTACTAGTATATTCTGATTTTAAGACCCAATGAAATCCACCAGCTGTAATAGATCTCTTATGAAGAACATTACCAATAGCAGTTTTGGAAATACCTAAAGTATCAAATACTAATTTAATTGAGGTCCATTCTTTAAGTTTTTTACCTTTAAGATTCAATTGTATAATAGATTTCTCATGTCCAAGTGCAGATCTTTTCTTACTATCCTCACTTCTATCTATAATACTGCCACTTCCACCTTCTTTAGTATTTGTTAAATTTTTATACTGCTTGATCCAATATCTTTCTCTTTCCTCCCAATTATAGACTTCTTCAATGAGTTCAATTATAGGCTTAGATTGATTCTTAAGTAGAGTTTGAATCCAGTTAATCTTATGTGTACCCTTCTTATACTTAGACTCAGATATATGTTGTACTAATCTTTGAGAAAGTGTTCCAACGGTTACACCAATGTATCTAACCTCCAAAGTAAGAGGATCTATTAGTTTGTAAATCTTTCGTTTTCTTTCCATATTTGTAATGTTATGAGTTACATAACTTCACAAATATACTAAATTTTCACCATTTCCAAGAAATTAGTCAAATTTCCTGTACTCCCTTCCGGGATAGTCGTTGAACCTTCCTGTTTCCAGGCTTGGCTGCTGATTGTCCAATCTTGAAGATTTTCACTATTTCTAGTACTTCAAGCTCTAAGGAGTTTCCAGCAATTAAATGAATTTTAATTGGACAAAGCTTTATCCAATATAACAAGATGATAGTGTCCTTGCGGTTTAGTATCAAAACTTGCCCAACAGAACGTCTCAACTTGTTCTTGAAAGACAGGTAATAATCCCCAGGCTTTAGCTTCATTGGGCCAACTCTCATCTCTCAATTTGACTGTAGGAACTGCAAGAAGAATTCGAAGGTGTTCTCCGTATTCCTCGTACAGTTCTTCCAGTCTTAAAAGAGGTATTCGAGTTTTGCCGGTGCCTGTAGCCATTGCTAATAAACCTTTACGGCCAGCAAGTTCCCAGCGAGATTTAGCTTCTTCCTGTACTTTAGCTTTTACTTCATCCATCCTTGTTCTTTAGCATAAAGTATTGATCGGGTATCAGGATCTAAAATCTCATCCTGTCCTCTACTTGCAGCAATAGCTTTGTCTAATGTTTTCCTGTCTTCAAAACCCTTTAAGTAAGCTTTTTTGACATGTTTACTAATTAGGCGTTGAATTTCAGAAGTAATTTCATAAGGAACATTCTGATCTGTTAAGACCGAATTAAACCAGTGAAACAGCTTCTCTTTTCTTTGTAAGTAGGTCATATCTTTTTAAGAATTTAGTTTTAGCTTCTTCAGGAAGCCATCCCTTTACATTTCCAACTTTTAAGTGTTCCCACTCCCACAGAAATTGTTTGTGATCTATTCGTTTGATATCAGAAGTCTTGTCATCAAGTTCAAGAAGAAATTCATTAGGAAGATTAAAAGCTTTAGCAATAGCAATCATCATCTTATCTTCTATATCTCGATAAACCTCAAGTCTATTCTTAAGAGGTGTTATAATATCTTGAATATACGCCTCACTTGCGTCATGAAGCAATCCCCACAATTGCTTTTCTCCTTTTAGATCCATAGATACATAGTAACTATGTTGAGCTACTGAATAGAAATTTTGAATTTGACCGCCGAACCTAGACGTATTAGACAACCCTTGAGCTATGTCTTCAATAGTAAAAGATTCTGGTTTCGGATCAAAGATATTGAGAGTAAGACCCGAATACGTTAGTATGTCTCCAACTGCTCTTCGTTTTAGTATTTCTTCCTCTGTCATGCTGGTATTAAGTTTTTAGGACAAGATTGAAGAAGAAGTATTATTCCAATAAGTAGAACAATTAACGCCACTCCAATTCGCCAGGAACTAAGAGCATGTTTAGCAGGTGTTTTCATAATCATACTTTTATATAAAGTGAATGTTTAGCTAATAATTCATCTTGCATGAATTCAAGTAGCCGTTTGAGATAAGTTAGATCCTTATGAATATCCTCTTTGTCAGAAAACCCATGAACTCTTCGAACACCATCAGTTCCAATAGGATCAAGACCACGTTCAAGACCTTGAATAGTTTTAGTAATTTTTTGTAGATCAACTACCTTAACTACAAACTGTGGTACTTGAGAGTCTCTGGCTATAGCCAAAACTTCAGGTGTCCACTCATAGTCTTTAATGTTTTCAAGTGCCCAAAGAATGTATCCAGGATCATCCTTCAAAACCTGTGATACCAACTTATCTTTATGTTTTCTTCCGAACGGGATCATTGAGTTTAGGCTCAATGTTCCTTTCGATCTTAGCTCTGCTTGATTCATTAGTATTAGGTTTATAAATATTATTGTGTCTTCGACTCTTAATTTTGGATAGGAAATAGAGAAACGTAGCATATCCAATAAGAATAAGAGCACTTAATGCTTGATCACTCATATAAGTATTTATCGAGATCCTTATTACGTATACCTTTAATAATCTTATTCCAAACTCTTTTTACCTCTGCAACAGAATCCTCAAGAGTACATACTTTGTAATTCTTAGTAGTTCCAATTAAAGGCTCATCATCACTTGTTCCAGCAAGAGCTTCTAATAACTGCATTTTAATTCCTAAAGGTTTACTGAAAAGTGATTCATGTGGCAGAGTTTCTCGCTTATTACGTGTTACCGTAGCAAAATTATTAAAGTACGTCAATTTCCACTTATAGGTTTCAGGGAAAGTAGCAGGAAGCCAACCAACCATACAACAGACGGTCCCACATGGAGTTCCGTTTTCCAGTGTACCTTCTTCAACACAAGATCTCATATCAAGACTTCCAGGTTTTTCTTTTTCTAACTTTAACACATTCTTTAAATGTGTTTCAAGTTTATCAGCAATTTCATCTCTTCTTTTTTGTTTCATGTTTATAGTTTTATTCGTAATCTCGAATTGCAACAGTTACAGGAATTCTTAAAGAACCATCAGGAGTATAATTTTGGAAACGAACAGTAGCCTTCTTTCCAATAAGACTTGATCTTTCCTTCCAAAGTCTTTTGTAAAACTCAACTCCTCCCTTTATCCCAGTTTTAGAAGTAATACCTTCGGAAACTTGTACTACAAGAGCACCAGCCATTCCGGATCTGTTTCCTTCTCCCTCATTAATACCTACAATCACAAACTCCTCATCCATGAAAGGTTTTCTTTTGAGTAGATTCTTGCTCCGACTTTTACCACCCTCATATAAGGAATATGGATTACGAATCATTTGACCTTCGTAACCACGTTTAAGATAATTTTCACTTAACTGGTCAAGTTCTTCTTCAGTTTGTACTAATGTAGTATCAACCATTTTTAAGTACTTAAACGTTTTAGTTCCAAAAGCTATAGCAATTAGCTTATGTCTTTGTTCAAAAGTGTAACCAGGAATGTCAATATCGTAGATATGATACTGTACAAGTCTTTCAGCTTCTTTTAATTCTTCAGGAGTAGCATTACCACGTTTAACCAAGCTTACTATCTTGTTAAAGTCATCATAGAGCTCTTCATTGTAAAGCTCACCATCAATTTTACCACCTTCAGGAACAAATTTCATAAACTGTTCTACTTCTTTCTGAAGATGATTAACAGTAGAAAAGGGATTACCTTCACGGCTAAAGAATCCTTTAGCTTCAGTTTCCATACGAATACCATCAAGCTTAGGTTGAGAGTAAACTGGAAATTCTACTTTTGCTTTGTATTTATCCCATACTTTAGCAAGCATTGGACTAATAAGTGGTTTAGCTTCATTAAGTTTGCTTTGATCCTCCGTATAGCCTTCTTTCATCTTTTTAAGCATCTTTGCTCCAACTTCAATTACTGCTTGTTTATCAGCTGAGACTTCATTAGACTTACCAACATTTTTTGCAGAGGCAGTGGTCCATTCATCAGTAACCATTTTACCATCTAGGTAACCATGGACTGACCTATATTTTGCACCGTCTATTTCATAATAGAGTAAGACGGTTTTACCAGATTTACTGGCTTTGTATAGTTTCTCACTTGTTGTCATTCTTATTTTCTTTTCTCAGAAGATTAGGATACGTATTCTGAATTAGTTGATTCAAGTTCTCTCTTAATAATTTTGTAGTCACCATACACACCAGTTATCTCGTAACTGAAGTTATCATCCATTTGAACAAACCTCTTCTTAATCTGAACAGCTTCAGTAATATCTTTAATACCGGTTTGTACTATTCGTCCTCTTGCGACCTTCCTAGGGCCATTTGCTTCTTCTCTTGTCATTAGAATTTCTTTACAATTATAAAATCATTTGTCGTTGACATTTGCATCCCGCTCTAAATCGGGAATTAATTTTCCATCTTTACAAGTATGGGTAGCATAAGAAACTTTATTTTTATCATATACATCGTCAATTTCTTTATTACACTTAGTGCAGTAAATAATTAAATCAGCTATGTAACCGTATTCCCAATTATGAAAACACTCTTTACTCATCTTACCTCGTTTTGTTTAAAAACAAAGTAGGAGAGTAATCTGTACACTCTCATGTACTACTCTCCTACTCGTATAATCTTAAGTCAAAGAACTACTAAACTGTTTTAGCTTCAGGTGCTTCAGTAGTACCAGGCTCAAATTCTTTCAGAAGACTCTGGAAGAATGCTAGAGATTTGTTTAAAGTCTCCAACTTCTTCTGCTCTGATTCCAGGGTGTTCTGAGCACGAACCACATTATTAATGTAGCTTTGTGCGTCTGGTAATGCTGTTGCGGGAGCAAAGGCATTGCTGAAAGCTGTTTCAGCATCTTCAATCCGATCATTTTGTTCTTCAATGCTTCTTTCAAGAGCACTGATTTGGCCATTGATAGCACTTTTTGCTTTCTTTTCATTTTTCAAGGAGATAACTTGATTAGAATCTCCAGTTAATTGAGCCAATACAAGACTCACAAACTTACTTACTTTGTTACTCATTCTGTTTGTTTAAATTTAAACGTTATTAATCATTGTTGCAACTGTCAAAGGAGTTTCCTCTTCTGAATTATCTTTAAGAAGTACTGGGTTTTGAAGTCCAATAATTTCATTTGTTCTTGTTGTAGCCCGTGGATTCTGAATTACTTCTGTAAGAGATATAACTCGACCGGTAATCCAAGTCTTTTCTTGTTGTCTTATAAATTCTAGTTTACTTGCAGGAGCAAAGTGGGAAGCGAGTAACCATTTATAAAAGGGTGTGTAATCTCCAGAGGGTCTTTGATCACCACGATCATCAATAAAACCTTTACCCTTTACCCATGGATAAACTTTACCAGGTGTACAATCAAGAATATTATTGTCAATACATTTTATAAACTCCGGACTATTATCAGAACTATCATCAACAATTAGAGGAGGAACTACTTGTTCTTCTTTGGTATATGACTGAGTATCAGTAGCATCTTCAAAGAGCCAAGACCATACAGTGATGTTATCATTCATGACAATTGGACCATAATCAGTACCAACGTCATCTATTATGTTACCATTGTCTTTAATGAGATACACTCTATCTTTAGTAACTATTAAGTTACCAGGTTGACCTACATTTACTTTTGCTCTGACAGCTGAGATCTTCTTAGGCTTCTTCGACTCCTCAATCCTCTTCTCAATCTTAGGGATATCAAAAACTGATTCACCAGGATGAGTCATTCCAACCCACTCACATTCACTAATAGAAGGTTTAGAGGGTTCTACGAGTAAATTAGTTTCAAAAGAACCTCTTTTAACATAAATCAGATTAGAAGTAGTCTCTCGAAAATCTACATCTTTTGTTAGGTGCCAAATTTCTCCTTTTTTGTAACTAACTCCCTTGTAATCTCCATCTCTCAGTATTCTTACATACCCACCCTTCACCCATTTCTTCTCTTCTTCCTTGATCTCAGAGATATTCTTAGCTCTATTTTGATAAGCTTCAGCTTCTTTGGGAGTAGCTAGACGCCACTGAGTAGAGTTACCAGAACTGAGAGATAGTCTATAATATAATACTCCTTTGGAAGAGTTGCTAAGAACTGAAAACATGTCTCCCACATTTCTTGAATTATTTATATCAGCCAAAGAAACAACAACATCTCCCACGAAGATTCCAGGAAACACCTCAACTCTTTCTGGAATAGGCTTACCAGCAGTAGTATAGCCTCTAGCTTTTTCAATTTCTTCTGATGTTGCTAAGACCATATCACGCTCGTAAGGAGCTGGGCCTGGTTCACCGGATGGAAAGTGTTTAATGTACCAACAAGTGTTAGAATCTCCTGATTTATGAATAGAACCTTGAATTTCACTTAGTTGAACTATTTGTTCCTCTTTAAGATTTCCATAAGGTTTAGTCAGTCTTACAAGATCTCCAGATTTGAACTTAGGTTTCACAGTTCCTACAACAGCTCTGATCTCTTCATCGGTAGCGAAGCGAAATTGAGTTGGAAAATGAAATTGAACATTTTTATATGCTCCTTCCCCCATATAGTGCCAATCAGGTCCATGATGGTCAGCCAGATCTCCGAGTTGGTAAGTACCAGAATAATTTTCCTGAATTATCGTTACCCAATCTCCTTTTTTTGGTTTTCTTTCCATAATAATTTGTTTTAAGTTAATAGTGGAGGTGTCGGCATTGAAGCCGAGTCCAACAAAAGTTTAGCAAATAAATTTATCACAAGTTTACTGCTTAATTGCAGCGTAATGGGAGCCTAGTTCGTAGGCCGCTTCCACCACCTAGTTTTGACATAACTAGGAAAACTAGAGTCTTCCAACTCTATGCGTTAATCATTGTAGCCATGCAACGTTTACCCGGCTATAGTGTCCTTTCTGTTAAAAGGTGGACTTACCCTACCACTTAGGCTACTACCAGTTCAAGTTCCCGAACATAACCGTAGTTATCGTCAAAGTTTACTTGAGAAAGGATTGCTTCACCGTCAGCGATACGAGATGCTTTAGCATTGTCGTTTGTTGTTTTGCATGTTTTTAAAGAGGTTACGTACATCCTCTACTTGTTTACTTACTATCGTTAAGCTGTCAAAAACCTGTCACCCCCTAGTATGTCTTTGTTCGAAGCAGTAGTTATTTAGTTACCAACTGTAGCTACTTAAGCCTACGTGTCTTTATGCACTCCATACCTAGACAGGAATGAGAGTCGTAGGGAGACGAGGATCGTAGGAGCTTCAAACTTTCCGGCAAGACTTGTCCGGTTAAAAATCTACAGTTCCCTCTGTTTTAATTTTTTTTTTTCTTCTTTTCGTTTTATAAACTGAAATACTTTGTAATAACATGGGAGACATCCCATGTAAATCTTACCGATATCTTCTGGATATTCTTCAAGATACTCTTTAAAGTATTTTTCCCATTCTTTGAACAAATCAGATTTTGGTTCAGATTTTCTTGATTCTTGGACCAGTTTCCATCGATCCTCCATTGAAAGGTATGCTATCATAATTTAGTTTTAAATTAATTTGTGTGACTAATCGGGCTCGAACCGACCACCTTTATCCATATAGGATAACGCTCTACCACCTGAGCTATAGTCAACCATTGAAAAGAAAGATCTTTTCTATGTGAATAAATCGTTAGTTTTACTCACAATCAATTGATGTAAACATTCTGAAGCCTCTTCCATCTACCAACAACTCCATTGATTGAAGCGGTGGTTGGAAAGGAGCTTTTACAACACTTTGTGCGAACCAATCATAACCACAAAGACTACCATTCATCATTACGTTAGCCAGGGGCTTATAAGACTGATGAAAGTGGCCTAATAAGTTATAATCAGCTTGTGTTGTCATGTCCCAATTCATGATAGCTTTTCTCAGAGGTATTGTTATACCACCGATACCACCACCGTATTGAATTTGGTGACCGTGGAAGAAACGAATTCTTTTATCCATGATATCAAAGTACCCTATATCACTTTCTGGCATAACGAATTGTATCACTTTAGAATTTCTAAAGTGTTTCGCTACCATGTGGTGAACAAGAGTCTCATAATTCATGCGATAATCATCGCTGTCCATTTGTTTGGTCAATCTGGCATGATTACCTCTGTTCATTAATACAAACAAAGTCTTAAAGAAGCCAGATTTCTCCATTGCTTCTAGTCCAGTGATTTCAAGCTCTGCAGCAAAAGTTACTTCCTCAATAGGAGTCATTGAATTTTCTCTTAAAGAGTGCTCTCTAAGGTATCCTTCAATTGAATCTCCCGCTAAGTGTATAACACCCTGTGTAATTTTGTTCTGCTTTCGATGCAGATCCACCATCTTAAGTGTGTTATCAAATAAAGCTAATGCTCTAGCTTTAGCCACTTCAGGGTTATACTCATTGAGTCCATTGGTGATAGACCCTTTGATAACCTTTCCTACATGCCAATCAGACCACTGGATAATCGGTACTGCCTGTCCTTCTAAATCTTTCTTAGACCTGGGTACGTCAAGAGCTTTAATATTTAAAGCATCAAGTTGTACTAAGTCCTCAAAAGTTTCAGTGATAGCAGCGTACTTAGATTGAAGTACCTTGTACTGGCGCTGCAAGTCGCTTGTACCGGCTTTAATCTTGTACTTCTCCAAATCAGCATTTACACTATCTTCGATATTGATTCCAAAGCTGATATTATTAGCGATGGCAACCTTCTCAACGTGGTACCGGAGAGCTGCCACAGTGTAATCTAATTTGAGAGTTTTGATAAGAAACCTGCTAAAGTTAGCTATGATAGTTAACTCCTCAGGATGGTCTTTCATTGCTTTGAGTATTTTCTTCTCAAGCGTTTTACTATCCATAATTTAAGAGGTCTTTCGATGCTCTTATGTGTGGACAGGATCTTCTCCGTAAATTCTTTCTATTGGTGAATATGAAAAATCTCTTTTCTGTGGTTTTCGTTTTACACTTGTACAAGAAGTAGCCTTGATATGCCATTGATGGTCCATAAACAAGTATTCTGAGGATTCCACTTGAAAAATAACATTTTTAAGTTTAAACTTACCTCCTACTTTAATTTCTTTAATACAAGCAAATTCTAATCTTTGAATAACGTAGAAAGTATTACTTGGTTTTCTTCTTAACCATATCCATACTCTCTTATACCAAGGATCAGCAATTTTTACGAAAACAAGTTCGTTAACTGACCGACTGATCACTTACTACAATTCTGAGCTCAATGCTATCTTTTTCTGAGGTACTCACACTAAAACTTGTATTTTCCTTGGAAGCACAAATTTTTCCAAGCAAATCCAATTCTTCTGCTTGTAGTGTACTTGTGTCAGTTTCCATAATAGCACTAGCTACTGTACTTTTACTGTCATTATTAAAAGTAAAATCATATTTTACATTGATTCTTTCTCCTAAGTAAAGCTTTTCAGTAGCAACTGCATTAAGTATTTGTCCTACTACATTAAGCAGTGTTTTATTAACTTGTATCATTGTGTTTTATTTTGTCCAGGCTTGAGAAAGTCCTGTATCAGCTTTAAGAAGTCCAGATGGAATAGAAAACTTTGCAGCTTCCTCCATTAATTCCTTTTTCTTAGCTAACCACATATCAGCCAGATCATCTCTGACAATTGAAACATTCTCATCATGAACTTGTAAATTAGGTTTTATTAAGTGTTCTAATCCATTGTCATGGATATAATTTCTTATGAGTACAGAAGCTGTTTTGATTTGATCAGCAGCACCTCCCTGTATTGGAGCATTCTTAGCTCTACGTTCAATTCCACCTAAGACATGATTGAATTCAATCTCATGTGTATGTGCATAAAGATATTGAACTGCTGATGACCATTCTGGATAATTTCGCCTTCTAAAGAAAGGAGCTGGAGTTACTGAGTAACCTCTTTGTAACCCAAAAAGTCCAAGACTGTCTAGAAACTTCTGAATGTGAGGAAATACCTGGAAATAACGCTTGAATATAGACTCAGCCTCATCCAAAGTAATATTCATCATACCACTTAACTTCATGGCTCCGCCACCATAGGCAAGCATGTAGTTAATATTCTTCACAGTTGCTCTATACTTTTTATGTATAGGACACTTACATTTTTGGTGAGCGTTATTGGTATAATAAGCACAACCTTCTTCAGTTCCACTTTTCCAATCTTTATCGAAGACTACTTCAGCTGCAACACTATGCAAATCTTCTCCTTTACGTAATGCTGATAACCAAATAGGATCTTGAGCAAATTCCGCAATGATACAAAGCTCTTGTGAACTCATATCAGCGCCACATACTTTCCATCCTTCAGGAGCTATAAAACACTCTCTGTATCTAGAACCAACACTTTCATCAACAACAATGTTCTGCATGTTTGGATTACCAGTACTTACCCGGCCAGTACTTACTATTTGATTAACAGTAGTGCGTACTTTTCCATCTACATCAACGTGTTGTTCAATGAATTTTTCTCCGTAGGTAGAAGTCAATTTTAAACGTCCTTTATACGCTTGAAGATCCCTAACAAACTGATGCAGTATTTTATCAAGAGTATCTGCGGATAAGTCCTTAATTCTTGGTTCTATTAACTTAACTAATGGCATTACTTGATCACCACTGTTCCAATTAATAGTAACTACACCAGCAGGAATCAAAAGACCCATGTCAATGAGCTCTTGCCTTTTAAACTGCACTAAGACTTGTTGAAGTAGTGTGAAGTCCTTATTCATGTAATCAACTAGTAACTGAGCGTCTTCATGGTCCTGATGCTCTTTCCAGTACTTCTTAACAACTCCAATAGAAGCGCCTGGTACATCCGGAAAGATGAGTTGAAGTAGTTTTCCTCGTTGTTGGGGAGATGTCCACTTGATTTCCAACTTATCTTCATCAGATATATAACCAAGTTGTTTTGCTTTACTAAAGAAAGGTTCTTGTTTTAACCAATCGTTTAGTTTAGCTTTAGCAGCTGCAATAACAGGCTCAGCCAAAGCTAGATTTTCTCTCCACTTTGCTTGGTCAAAGTCAAAGCCATTGTAAGTCATCTCAGCATAGGCTAAGACCACATCATTCTCAAGACCAGCTACCCAGTCCTGATCAGTATGATTAAGAATAGGAATTTGCATCCTTCTGATAGCTCCCAGGTGAATCACGTCCTCAGCTGCATACAATATTTTGGATTCTGTTAAAATATCATCTCCAAAGTTCTGCTGCTCTGTTTTATCTAGTCTTATTCCAAGGTATCTCTCTGTGAGATCACTTAGAGCAAAACCATCAAGATGTTGACCACCATCAATGATTTTATCCATCAACATGGTATCATACACATTTTCTAATGTTATACCATGAGATAAAAGTACAACAGCTTCAAACATTGCGTTCTGTATAATCTTAGTGGTTTTCTTATCCTCTAAGATTAGCTTAAGCGCATGTTGCTGCTCTGGTTTAAGGCTTGACCACTGCAACACCCACTGATCCTTACCATTATTATCGCCGAATGCAAAAGTGATAAGTTTTTTGTTGATCCAAGAATCAGTAACATCAGTTTCTATATCAAATTGATAAAATCTCTGTTGTTTTATCCAGGAAATAAATTCTGGAAAACCTCCTTTACGATATTTGTTTGATTCCGGTGCATTACCTATCAAAGTAATCATAAAGCTCTGGTACTAACTCCTCCTCTGGGTATTGTTCGTAGTTAAACCTTTCATCCACATCAGGATGATAATACCAATCAACTTCAGATTTAATGTAAACATTAAGACCAAATTGATCGATATACGGTTCTCCGTCAATCATAACCTTCTCTTCCGAGATCGGATTATGAGATAGAGTATTAAATATGCAAGCATCCGGATGAGTTTTAAGAAATGCCTTTAGTTTATCATCTTTCCAGCCTGTCTCAATAAAGACAGTTCTAGTTGATGATAACTTACCAAGTTCTGGATTGTAATCCATTGGTGTAGGCATTCCATTATCTATTCTCTCCTCCTGGAGCTCATTGATTGTGTCCAATGTCCTCACTAACTGCAACACGGGCTCTCTTTCTGATTTCAGATTCAGAATATTTTTGTGCCATAGCTAGAGCTTCACCGCCTAATTCTTCAAACAGTCTGTGTAAAAAGGTAACTTGTGCCTTCTCACTCTTTCTAGTTATAGCTGCAATTAATGTATCGAATGAAGCTGACTCAACAACAGCAAGCTTCTTTTGTGAAATATTCCTTTCTCTTTTTCCTTGAGTAACTACTTGAGTTCCTTCCATCATTTGAGCCAATTTATAGGTGTCTTATTATGTTGTACAAGCCAGTGATTCGCTTGTTTAAAGTGATTATTACCAACAAACTGTTTGCTGGAATTATAATTTTGTGCTTGTGGGTGAAACGATTTCAAAACTTGAACTTGATCAAGTGATCCATCTACTTTTAACAATACTTCATCCCAAAAGTTCTGGGCATGTCTTCCCCAAAGCATCACTGATATTGGAGAGCCAAGATTTAATACATAGCGTACTACTTCTTGTGTAAACTGTTGCCATCCAAATTTTTCGTGAGCTAATGTTTGTCCTAATTCTGTTGTTAGAACTGTATTTAGCAACAATACTCCCTGGTCTGCCCACGATGTGAGATCCGTCACAAATCTCTTAGAACCGTATTCAAATTCAAGTTCCTTAAAGACTGTATTAAGAGACGGAGTCATTTTTAAAGCTGACGAAAAAGCCAATCCATCAGCTTCTCCCTTTATGTAGAGATCCTGCCCTAGAATAATTACCTTAACTTCTTCAGGATCTACTAGTTCTAGTGCTCTAAATACATTGGATGCATCTGGAGCTAACATAGAAGCTGGTACTTTTGACAAATTATCTTGTAATATTTTATTCTCTGTGTAACTCTCAAGTAGAGGCCACTGAGTGTTAGGAATATTTATCATCGACCAGGTACTAGGTCACTATTACCAATAGGATAACCTAAAGAATCAGTTAATCCAGGTGAAGTAATAATTTGACTTTGCTGTTTGGTTACCATTTTGTTGGAATACATTTGCTTCAAGATTTCTGTAGCAGTAATCATAAAGTTATTGTATTGATTCTGTATCTCAGTCATACGAAGAGCTAAAATTTCTTCTGTATCACCTGGTAAGAACTCATCAATCTTGGCCATTACAGTCTTTAATTCTTCTCGTGTTATAAAAGGAACTGCTTTCACAATCATTTGTGGCTGCATATCCTCGTCAAGAAGTTTCTTAAAACCAGCTTTTACACGTTCTGTCCAAGCTTCATTAAATTCTTCAAACAAATCTTCACTAAGTCTTGACAACTCTTTTGCCTTAGTCTTTGGTGTTTCCTTAGGAAAAGCTGCAAGGAAAATTATTTCGGATAAAACTGGGTTTGCCTCAGGCTGTTTTTCTAGTTCAGCTGAGTACATATCTATCAAGGATTTGATCATACGTTTTCTTTATCTTGTGTTAATAATTTATGAACTAGCTCCTTAGCCTTCTGGAAAGTTGCTTTATTGTGACCAGACTCATCAAAAACTCTGTCACCTTTGTATGTTACTGTGATAAATGGAAATTCACCCCTATGACGAGTCCCAGCAAAAGCTATTAAGGCTGAAAGATTTTCAGAAAAGAAGTATTGTATACCTCTTGATCCTCCAAATCCCCAACTATTATTAGAGTTATAATCTTCTGCTCTTGCTGGAACTCCCCAATCTTTTAATTTCTGTGCCAAATTTGTTTGAATTTACCAAGAACATGAACTGGAACTTTTATCATCTTTCCAGTGTCTGGTTGTTTTACTTCAACGGTAACTGTATTTCCGTCAGCATCTTTTAGAGCTACAGGAACATACTGTAATTTTCTACCGGCTGTTACAGCCCGGTTAGTATAAGCAGGACCATTATTTCTGCCAGCCCTTTTAATTTCTTGTCCTGTGATTCCAATACTTGTAGGCGTGAATCCAAGGCCAAGAAGTTTCATTTGTCTGCTGTTAAGCGGTTTGTTTAATCCGTGTTGCATAATTATAGATTTGAAAGATAAAGATTTTTAATTTTCAATTTAGAAGTTTTCAGAAATGGTTTAGTATCGTCCTCATTTAATAAGATAACACCATTAATAGTATCTGTCTTAAACAAAATACGACGTTTCCAAATATTATCTAAAATAAATTTAAGTGTTTCTCCAGTTCTTGAGACATCATCTACAATCCAATGAGTATCTTTTGCACTGGGATAATAGTTTTGTTCCATTTCTAATCTATGAGTAGATTCATCAGGTTTCTTAAAATGAATATACTTAAGATTTGCAATATACTTATACATCATCCCAGCAATAATTACTGTTGAAGTTCCAACTCCATATAAAACAGGATTGCCACCTGGTGGAGTGTTTTCAAGAATAATTTTACTAGCAGCTTTTACATAACCATCTGTTGCTTCCAAATTAGTTTGAAATGGATACCTTGGTCTTTTTAGAATTTTAAATTTAATTGGTTTAAACCTTGCTCTAATCATAATAAATGTTTTAAGATGGCATAGAAGGATTCGAACCTCCGACCCACCGCTTACAAGGCGGTTGCTCTAACCAGCTGAGCTATATGCCATGCCGTATCCAAATCAGGTGTCAGGTTTTCAACGTCACTACCTTCCTTTACCTACCTGGTTTCAATTCTTAAGCTGTTGCTTCTGCATCAACTTGCTTTTTAGCTTCTTTATCTCTCTTGTCGCTGTCATGTTTTGCCATCCAGTCAATCAATGGTTGTAGATCAGCTTCAAATGTGTAAATTTTTTTACCACTTGATTTTTTGTAACCTTCAATAATGTTTTGCAGCAAATTATCAGTCTTAGTAGGCAGTCCCATCATACCATCATTGGCACCTCCTACGATCATTCCAAAACGCATAGCTAACAACTCTTTTTCATCAGGTGTCACTGCAAGATGAGAAGCTGCATCAAGATTTTGAGAAAAGTGCCAAGGCTTTTGGTAAGCCTCATTAGACATTCCAATGGTTGCAAGAGCAATTGCGGCATAAGTCAGTAAATCGTTTTTGTCGGCGTTAACTGAACGCCATGTTTTTGTGTCAGACATTTTGTAAATGTTTAAGTGTTTGTATTTATGATTCCACGCTCTTACGAGCATAAGTAACTTAATTTGCACTAGGATTGAGAAGATCATTAAGAAGTTGTTCTCCCTCTTGAATTCTCTCCCCTTTTAGTGTCATTGAAACTAACCAATCTGTTATCATTTCAGTATCTTCCCAATTAAATTCTTGCCTTTGAAAATGTTCGTTAAGACCTTTTTCAATACTTATTAAATAATGAAGCATTGGAGTGATACCAATAAGACCAGGTATAAATAACTGACCTACAAAGATACCAAGCATATAAGCGAAGAAATCTTTTTCATCTTGATCTTTAAGATACGGTATAGCATCATCAAGAAGATCATAATCCTTCTTATTCACTTGATATTTTGTGTTAGATCGAATTATTATAGATAGGGCCAAAGGTAATTGGGCTATCCACCTTTGCCTTACCTCTACGAGTTTACGGAATTGTATATACTCCATAATTATAAAGTTGTAGACATAGAGCTATTGAACTCTAGTCTGGATTTAAATCTTTTTCGCAAACCTCTTCGAGTTTTAGAATGGAATAACATCTCAGTATTCTCAGGTTTTCTCTTCTCTGCTAGTGTACACTCTGAAACCGAGCGTATCGGAATCCAAGTACCATCAGCACAGATATATTGAAAAGCCCTCACAAATCTACCAATAAGTACAGTTTCGACAATAAAGCGATCAACTGTGCCATCATCATTGGCTACTTGGTATACTGTTTTCATGTTCAGTAATTTTAAGTTCAGGAACATCATCAAAGATTAATTTAAATAAATCTCTGATTGTGTCCTCATCCTCTCCTTTAGAAGTTAGAACTTCTTTGAGCTTATTAGCAACATAATACTTGTGTGATACCCATCCCCAACTATAAACGAAATTCCAATTAAGTCTTTGCTGTTCTAAGTACTGAGGATTAGGATTTCGTTCCTCCATAAGGAGTTGTTCACTCTCAGGAAGTGTATTATTTATAGCTCTCATAATTTCTTTTGCTGCCTCCAAGCAACTCTTTATTAGAAAATTGTTTAAGACCTGTTACTTCACAAAGCATTTGAATTTGAACATTACTTGGAATTACTATTTTATAATCAATAGATGGAAGTTCAACCTCCATCATAATAAATTTCCAATCAATGAATTGATCAATTTCAAGTACAATCTTAGGATCAACGGTTGTAAAAACACTACGTTGCTTATGGATAACGTTATTCCCAGCTTTCAGAAGTGCAAGAGAATATTCTTCAGGTGTGATGTCAATTAAAGTTCCTTCAAAGGAAGTACCAGGTTCTTCTGTAGAAGTCTTAAGCATTTTGATATACCTTATATCTTTCCGCTTAACACTCTTTCCCTCTTTTCTGTATCGTAAATTACCATCTCCGTAGAACTGAGTGATACGATAAGTTTCTAAAAGAGAACCTGGTCCTTCTTCATGTGCCCAAGGAAGATCCTTAAGCACAAATTTTCTTTCAATTTCGATCATTATCCAATGTATATGCCCCAGGCAAGGGCAGTAAAGAATTCGATGATTGTGGATTTAGACCAATTTGTCTCATACGTTTCCAATATAGTAAATATAAAGTTTTGTATGTTTACAATCACACATTGAATTGACAGAAATATTGCAATTGTCAATATAATCCACATAATTAAAGGTTTGTAAGCTCAACACCGGCATGTAAGAAATGCTTATAGCGGATTGCTTGATGAATATGAGAAAGTACAGGAGTACTAAGACCACGAGGACTCATAAGAGCACCATTCATTCGTAATTCTCCAATTGAGAAGCGTTCTACAGTGCTATCTTCTTTAATAATTGTAATCGTTTTACCACCAACGGTAATACGTTCTGCTCCTGGATATTCACGTCTTAAAGCCCGTGCAATAGGACAGTCATAAGGATTAAAAAAGTTAGATTGTTTGAAATCTGCTTTCTTAAATAGAATTGTCTTTCTCATAATAAACTTGTTTTAAAGTGGATGATAGGTTTTAGTTACAGAAGTATCTTTAGTAGTATGTAATACGTAATAAATAGCTGTGGGATATATCTTTTCCCAACCTTCAAGTGTATCACGTTTTCCTAGAAATACTCCAAGAGAATTATAGAAGAAATATTCAACTGTCAAAACTTACCAGAAGTTGAGTATTCAAATGAAGTAATTGTATTGGGATCCACGCCTTGAGAACCAGTGACTGGCCAAATTTTAGCATAAAGATCAACAACTTCTACTCCATTGTCTTCGACCAGAAGTTTAAGAGCTTCACCAATACAACACACTAATATTTCACAACTCTCAGCACCTCTTGGTGAGTTAAAGATTTCTTGTACTGCCCCTTGAATAAGCTGATTATCGATGATGAAACCATATTTATCCCGGCTATAATGAGGACAGGTAATTCTTACAGAATAACCATAAGTATCGTGTCCCATATTTTTGCATTGAAAAGGTCCATTCTGTGATGTCCTTACAATACCAACTCGTTCCATTCTTATTAATGACATAAAATTAATTTTTAAGGTTAGAGAGGGATCCACAGTTACCTGCAGATCCCTAGGTGTTCAGGTTGGGTAAGGCTGAACTTAATTGTTATCCCATTCGCATGCTTCGCAAAGAGGCATTAAAATTCCGAACTTAAATGTATACATACTGATTAGAATTTACTAACGTATGATACGGATTAACTTCTCTTAGTCTTCTTATACTTCTCATTCTTTGGCGTGATGATAGTAATAGTATCACCATACTTAAGAGTTGAAGGAATTATTCATTAGCGCAAGGTTTGGAAATTTACCATCTATTTGAGTTAAGCGGATTGTTGCCATTCTACTAACATTCTTTGAAATGATTTCCCTTCTGTTAATTCTTCATTTTCAACAATCACTATGTTTTTGCCTAAAGCAAATGCCATTCCCATATCAAAATGAGTTCCTTGTGATTTTGAGTTATAGAAAATGTGAACTTCATCAGCATCAATAATACCTTGCATATTTTGTTTACATATTTCGTAACCTAAAGCCATTTGATTAGTATCACGGTGCGGAGCATAAACATTTATTCCGCTACTTTCTAAATTAGAAACATACTTTTCTAATTTATCTAAGTATTCTTGTGTAGCACTTCTAATTGTGCATATTATAAATACATTTTTTGCCATCGCTTTTTTTCTTTTTGTTTTTTATTTATCGTTTCAATTTTAAATTCTACTAAATAAGTCGGCACTTCATATAACACGGGTTTGGCAAAAGTGGGCAGAAACATCCTGCTAAAATTGAGCATCCTACAAGCCCACCTTCGCCAAGCCCGAATACGTTATAACCAATGCTACGAGAACCCAAGTCCTGACAACAATTGCTCTTCAAAACTTTGTGGCTTATAAGTTAATTTATCAATGTATTCAATGGCTAACTGTTTATGTTTTTCAACATATTCCTCAATTTGGAAAGTTTCTATTTCATCTTTTTTGTAGTAATTGTTGCCACCCATACAATTAGTTATAATTGTGTGCCACCTTTTACCATTTAGTCTTTTTTCGACTTTGGTGTTTAACTCAACTGATGTGTTGAATTTGTAATCTTTGTAATCAAATTCTCTGTTTAATTTTGACATTGTGTTTATTTTTAAGTTTATAATTCGTAAAAAGCACTGGTTATAACACACGTTTGGCAAAAAAGATTAAAAGTGGTAATTTTCTCATAAACTAAAATTTAATTAGTAGCAAGAGGTAGAGTTGAACTACCTGTGGAACCCACTCTTGCTATATTTATTTCAGAGATTTTTTAGGTCTCCGGGAACGATAATCGTTTTGACTCACCGGAATTCACCGGTATGGTTGTGTATCGTTATTTATCGTTATCCCACACACGGTTCGGTACGATGTGCTAGCTGTTTTATCTGAATCCGAAATAAGACTTATCAGCTATTACTAGTAAGTTGAAAAGGGAGCTCCTCCTTAGGTGACTCCCTTTAGGTTCATCAAGGCAAGACTTTAAGTCGTCGGGTTTAGCGTCATGACTTCTCTTGGTTGATTTGAACGAGTTTATCCTTCACAACTGATATAGTTTATTCTGGTATTCTTTGGAAAACCAGTAATTTCTTCAGTTTTATATCTTAGAACTTTGGTTGAGCATTTTTCAGCTTCTTTCTCAAATTGAAGAATAGCTGAAGCTTTAGAACTTGTTTCAACATAATACCAAAGAGGAAACATTGTAGACCAACCCTCAATGGCATAATTAATCCGATATTTGTTTTTCGTTGCCATTGTCAGGGAGTTTAACGTTAATGTGTAGTGGACCTGGTGGAACATTGAGATCCTTTATAGTAAGATCTTTGTACACACCTCCATATTTTTGTGAGAGGTATTCTATCAAGGCATGTTTCAAATCCTCTACAGATACCTCATGATGTACTAGCTTCATGATAAATGTTTTTGAGGTTATTTTTTAGTGTTGAGTTTATAGATCTCCATCAGTAATTCGTTCATATTTTGTAGTTAAGCAGTTTATAAATATACTGCAACCAAGAGTTGAAATCTTTCTCCGGATTATCTGGGTAGACAGTGCGGAGCATTGGAATGATAGTTGACATGTTAAACTTTTTTGATGAAATATTTCTCAGGATGAGATTCAAGAAGATTTGCTATTTCAGACCATGTTTTACCTTCATCATTTAAAGTTGCTAAAGTATCTATGTTATTTAAGTCTACTGATCTACCATGCGGACTTGCAAGACCTAAAGCTTCAAATTGATAAAGGCTAAAAAGGTTTAGTCTACTAGGATCTTCTGGGTCGATACTTACTATCTGACCATTTTTAAATTTACATACACCTGCAATAAGACCACCTTCACCAAGACAACAAGCCTTATAGTTATCAGGTGTACCTATTCCAAGCATTCCAGTCATTTGTCTTTTCGGATGTGCCCTTAGTGACTTAATCCATTTCCTTTGAAGAGGACCAAGTTTTGATGGTTTAGGTTTCCACAAACCAAATGTTAATGCTGTTAATACATGCATAAAATAAGTTTTGAAGTGAGAAAATTATATTTCGTCGTGCATTGCACAGATCAAAGAAACAATAGTTTGTCTAAGCTCAGTAAATCCACGTTCTTCTTTTCTGTGATCAGCTGGTAAACCAGATGCCCAAAAAACTTGATCAAATCCTTCTTCGATTAGTTCGAGCATTTCATCATTTGATGGCATGAACAATATAAGAGTTTTCCAATATGTCTGAGGAAGTGAATTACATAAGCCTACATTGGATAGTTTCTCTGTTTCCATCCATTTTTTATATAAATCAATTAGTTCCATCTCGAAGTAGTTTACTTAGTTGAGACCACACATTGTGAGTTGTAACTTCACTATTTGTAAATGGTTTTGTTACTTTTCCTATTAGTGAAAAATATACTGTTTTATTAGCAAGCTCTGTGAGATTCTCAGCACTGGCATTAAAAATGCAGTATAGAAGTTCTAACTCCCGTTTTGACTCTATGGTTATAACCAGGTCAATTGGTTCAAAAACTGGTGGCGTAACTGATTTTTGTGTTATTGCTTTCATGATTGTTGGTTGTTAATGTTTATTTCTTCAGGCTTTTAACTTTGAAGCCATAAAGAGGATTATAGTGACAAGTAGGATTTTGATCTCATCTCTTATACCAGACCTCTCTTGGTGGTATATTACGAGCTAACCAATGAGGAGATCTCATTGTAATTACTATTCGAGCTACAGTATCCATTCCCTCAATAGGAGCTTGGTGATAAACAAAGATATCCATGACTGTTTTGTATGAGGTTTAGAGGTGTGGTGTTGGGATGAAAGCCAGATAAGTTATCAGTTTTCGGAGAGGTGTTTAGAAAGTGTTTGTTTAAGCCTTGAAACCTGTGCGGGGAGGCTAGGCCCCTCTCGTGCTTGACAGACACCAGATTAGCCACAAGGTGAATCATCTTCCGGGTCTGGTTTTAATAACCAGTACAAGAAGACTAACATACCGAGGGCCATAACAACTTCAGTCCATGATGTAAATAAAGGCATACAATTAGTTTATTGTGAAGTACTACCGAGGAGCTCCCAATCCCATATCCAGGATCAGGAGCTTCAGGGCCTCAATAGTACAAAAGTTTAGCTCCGTCTCGGTCTTGCCGTCGTAAGCTATCGATCAAGTGATTAGTTTAAGACTGAAAGAGAGGAGGACAGACTTGATTATTAGTCAAGATTCTCGGCCGTATGGAACCTACTGTCACTCCTCTATCAGTTTGGTATTTCAGAAATCCACCTCTGGGTGGAGAGCGGGAGACGACTGCCAAACAAGTTATTAACAAGTATAGGCGCCACCTTCTCCCTCTCCACCTCAATTACTTCTTAGCTCCGAGAGGCACCGAAGGATTCTTTATCTCCTGCTTAGCTTTCTCTTTGTCTATTATCGTTTGTTGTATTCTCTTAAACTCCGTTTCAGCATCCTTATACAAAGGATATGGTCCGGATCTTTTAGAACCACTCTTCACAGAGTAGTTTCCCAGCTTAGGACCTCCATTTATCAATTCTCCAACAATGGAAACACCATTTCGCTTCACTATAACTGTTTCATTCTTCATAACTTAGTCTTTAAATTTGGTAGATTCAAAAAGTCATTTTAACTTCGCCTAGACACACAGAAGCGTCTCAGTTCTTCTGAGGAATATTAAATACAGAGCAAGTTATTTCTTCTCCTTCCCACTTGGTGCTTTTACAAACTTAGTTCTCACTTTTCCACTTCTTCCTGCTCTTGCTTCCCGGTGCTTCTCTTGCTTAGCTTTCAACTCATGCTTCTTTCTCTCCTTAGTATCCTGTCTCACAACTCTTAGTCCTTCTTCAAGGCTGATCATTGTTGGACCTCCAGCACTTTGTCTTACTCTCTCAACTCTGTCACTCATCCTCTTGCTCATACCATGGAGCTCTTTAAAGACTTGCTTATTAGAGGGATAAGCGTTATAGATCCAGACTAGTTCACGAGGCAGCTTGTGCTTCTCAGCTCTGAGCTCCTGTTCTTTCAGTCTTATTCTATCCCTTACTACACTTCCATCACTCAGATGATCAATCAAATCTCCCAGGTTATTCTCAATGAGCACTTCAGAGACTCTCTGTTCATGCTCAGCTATTATCAATGGTTTCATGTTTATTCAGTTTTGTGCCCGACTAGTATTGACTCTTGACTAGTACTGCGACGAGCGATGATAAATAAGAAGAGAGACAGGACAACACTTGCCGTCGGCCACATGCCTTCGAGTGTTATCCAGCCTCTCTAATCCATAATGTTCAGCAGGTGTTACTTAGCAGTTCCAGCACCAGCTCTCTTACGAGCAGGAACTGTAGTTGTTGCAGGCACCTCTTCTACAAACAAGCCAGCGCTTGATGTAACATTGGATACCACGGCAACAGGTCTTGGGCGATTGAAGCCTATAACTGTTTTCACTCCTTGAGCTTGTAAAGCCTTGGAAGCAGGTACGTTCTCAACGATACCGGCAACTTCGAAAGTGCCGATGAAAGCTGCTGCATTCTCTTCCAGAACGCTGAAGCTCATCAGTTGATTGTAAGCTGCTTTGAAATGCTCTTGTGCACCTTCAATGTCACCAGCTTTCTCAAGCTTTGTTCCTTCTTTCCATTGTGCAACAGCTTCTGCTTGTTCATCAGCACTACGGAATGCCAAAAGGTTGAAGATGCGGATAGCAGTACCGTCCTCACGGGTATACTGATTTCCTTCTCTTGATAACATTGTGAGCTTGTTGGCCCCAAGTGCAGGAATGCCTGCTTGTGACAGAGTTGCTGCCACTTTTGCACTTGTCAAGGTGCGTTGTGTTCTTTGCATGATTGAGTCATTTTGAGTTTTGAATAAACTATGATTATTTAACCGGCAAACTTTCCAAACCTCACAAATGAGGTACGGGTACACCGGTCTGCAATAACAAGCCAGGGACTACAGTAGGAGGTGGTCCTGAGTGTCAGGGATTTAGATCAATTTTGCATGAAATTTTAAAAATTTTTTGAAAATATTTTCCACTAACTGTCACATTTTGAGGATTTAATCGGAATATTTTCCACCAACAAGCGAAAAATTGACAATATTTTCCACTAAAGATTACCTTTGTCTCATGTTTGACGCATTAATACAGCTACTTAAAGACCTTTGGAAGGAATATATCCAGTTTTGGTTCTTTGTAAACCAATATCAAGAAGCAATAGTACTCAGAAAAGGAAAGTATCATCGTAAGAAAGGTGCCGGCTTGTACTTCAAGTGGCCTTTTATAGAAGAGCCATTCCATGCACTTACAATTCCTACAACTCATGACCTAAAACAACAATCATTGGTTACCAAAGATGGTAAACAATACACAGTAAGAGGTATGGTTAAAGCCAGGGTAGAAGACTCAGTTAAATTTCTCACAGAAGTTTATGATCAAGTAGATGCATTGGGAGATACAACTATGGGAGTTATTGCCAGGATAGTAATGGATAGCACTGAAGACGAGTTAAAAGACCCTGCTTATGATATCAACAACAAAATAACAATCAAAGCAAGAGCTGCAGCTAAAGCTTACGGTATTTACGTAATACAGGTAACTCTTATTGAAATAACACCAGCTAGAGCTCTCAGGATCTTCACTGATAGAACAATAACAGAGGAAGTAAAAGGTTCTGATTAATTCTTATCTTTGCACCATGAACAAATTACAAAGCGCAAAAATAATCATCTTAGTAGATGACTATCGACAAAGATCTTTGAAAGATTTCAATGAGACAATGGAATCTCCTGCGATTGTCAAATTGTTTGAATCACAAGGTTCCGCACAACTCAAGCTTTTGATTGATAAAATCAAAACTGATTTGTTACAACTTGAAACTAAATTGGAAGAGTTGTTATGATAAACTACGCTGATAAACATCATGTATACTTCAATAATGATAACATCATATATGATTCTCCTACAAAGATTCTTAAGAAGTACAAGAAACGCTTTGATGCAAAGACAGCCTCAATTGCTTATGCAAAAAAGTTTGGTAAAACACCAAGCTACTGGAGAGAACAGTGGAAACAAAAGAGTTCAGCAGCCATCGACAGAGGACATAAGATACACTCTGAGAGAGAAGAAGGTTCCTTCGGGAGAGGAATTGAAAGAGTAGACTCAGGTATTAAACCAGTCTTAAACGGCTACCTTCATTACAAAGGTTCCTTGTCAGATCTTCCAGATGGTATTTATCCAGAGTTTCCAGTGTGGAATGACGGATGGATGATAGCCGGCAGACCAGATAAGTTTGTAATAGAAACAATTGGTGATGATAGGTTCGTTGACATCATAGACTATAAGACAAACGGAAAGATTGATAAAATAAGCTGGCAGGATTACAATGGTAACTATCAACATCTTTTGGCACCGGTTCAACATTTAATGGATTCAAAGTGGGTTGAATATGCATTACAGTTATCAATGTATCAGTATATTCTTGAGACTCATGGATTCAAACCAAGGAACAGACAACTTATTCACATACCACACCCAATAGAATTAGCTGGAGTGGTTTTGGAACAACCAAAGGATGTTATTTATCCATTACCTTATCTTAAAGATGAGGTCTTAGCGATACTTAATGATCACAACAGAAAAAGAAAAACTGCTCGATATGAGCCTAATCAAGTCACTAAATAAAACAATATACTCATGAGTTTTACATTAAGAACGGCAGACAAACAAATTCTGCTAAACCGGTTTGGACTTTCCAAACTATTTGTTTCCAGGCTGGAATCAGTCCTAGAACAAGCTGACGATGCCACTACAGATCTGGAAGCTAACGACATCACTGCCACTGGTGGTATAACAGCTACAGGTAACATTACTACTTCAGGTAGTATTTCTGATGCTAACGGTACAGTTAAACCTTTTAAGCGTTACACTGCATTGCTCACTCAAACTTCTACTAATGCACCAGTTGCAACAGTATTAAAGAATGAGTTAAGTGTTACACCAACCTGGGGATATACTTCAACAGGTGTTTACACATGTACTGCGACAGGTTTATTCACTTCCGCTAAGACTGTAATAAGCCTTGGAGCCCAGTTGGATCTGCTCAACAATGCAAAAGCAATTCACACTTCTGCAAACGTTGTTACAGTTACAACCAGTGTTCTATCTGAATCAGCTAACGTACTGATTCAAACACCTACTAATGGTTTGCTAAGTGCAACATTAATCGACATCTTAGTATTCGACTAATGCACAAAGCGAAAGATTGTAATATCGATCTTTTAGATGATGTAGTTCACAACACAAAGGAATCTAGTCAAACAGTCCGGAGTGTTGTGAACTTCTTCTCATCTTTTATTGCAGATACAATTAAAGAAGGTGCATTTGAATCTGTAATAGTACCACACTTTGGTAAGTTTCAACCTAAGACCAAAGAAATACAATGGCGAATGCACTATAAGGGTGTCGAGAAAGGTGGCCCAATACAGAACGAACAACAGGATAAATTAATACAGCAAGATGGAATTATTCAAAATAACGGAGAATTATGATGTTGAACTCAACAAAGAATGGCTCTTACTAATACCAGAGTTCAAAGCAATTATACATGCTGACAAAGGCTCAACCGGCGATGCCGACGGTAGAAAGAAATTAAAAGCACGAAGACAATTTGGTTATATCTACTTCATGGTAGATTTTAAATCTCCAATAGAATCTTGGCAATTTCCTAAAAGACATGATGAAGCATTGAGATATACAGGTCTTGAGGAGAAAGATGTATCTAATGCATTGGTTAAAGCTGCTTACCAAAAGTATGAAGAAATACAACTTGCTGATGCCAGGGCTCTTCGTACACTAGCTGCAGCTCGTAAGGGTCTTGATGCTCTTGATACTTATTATGAAACTATTGATTTCTCACAAACTGACAAGCAAGGTAAACTACTTCATAATCCAAAAGAAATTGCAGCTGGTATAGCTTCTCTCAATAAGATGTATGATGAACTTGATAAGTTTACTAACAGAGTATACGAACAATTAAAGGAATCAACTACGATCAGAGGTCAAGCTTCTCTTGGTGATAAAGAACATAAAAGAACAGGTACTGAGACTTGGCAAGAAGGAAGTCACACAGCAACCAAAGGACCAAACTTTGATGACATCAGTGTGATTGTAAATGATATAAAGGAATCAGATAAAACAGCAAACAAAAAAGAGAACGACGAATAATGGGATTCCACAACTTAGTCAATACAACATACTTTTCTGAAGCTGCTAATGACTTCAGAAAAAACAAGGGACAGTATACAACTGCTCCTCGTGGATCTCGTGACTACTTCGAGTATTGGGAAGAGCAAGAGAAACGTTGTAAAATGGGATACAGTGTTGGAGACTTGTGGATACCTGGGCGTTACTACTTCTATCTTAATTTCTTTCCTATTTGGAAAGTACCTGACTCAGTAGTAGAAGCTTCAATGAAACTTGGCAAGGCTGGCAAAGAAATGCTAAGAACTGCAGAGAAGATACTTGAGTTTCCAAAGTTTTGGGAAATAGATTATGAATGGTGGAACTTCAAACATATTGCATGGAACGGTGGTACTTTTATGGGAGTTCATTCTCCCGGAGGTAAACACATTGGTGTAGCAAAAACCAGAGGTGCAGGATTCTCATACAAAGAAGCTGCCGATGGTGTGTACAACTATAACTTCATTCCGGGATCAAAGAGTTATTACTTCGCCGGCGCTCAGCCTTACCTTGACCAAGATGGTATCCTAAGTAAAGTACAACCAGGTCTTGACTGGATCAATGATCATATTCCTTATTGGAAACAGAATAGACAAAAGAAATATGGAGTCATGCATCAGAAAGCTTCATACATTGACGAATTTGGAGTTGAACGTGGAAGCTTTGCAGAAATTATTGGTCAGGTTGTGGATGATCCCAACAAGACTAGGGGAAAGAGAGGCCGTAAGATTACCTTTGAAGAGGGTGGTTCTTTCCCTAAACTTAAAAGTGCACTACAAATTTCACAGGGTTCAATGAGAGCCGGTGGATTTTGGGTAGGACAAATTACAGTACTTGGTACTGGTGGTGAAGAAGGGCCAGGCATTGAAGGGTTGGAAGATGTATTCTATGATCCAGAATCCTGGGACATGTTAGCCTTCAATAACATCTGGGAAGAAGGATATGAAGGTTCTCAGTGTGGTTACTTTGTCCCATCATGGAGAGCAAACGATGCTTTCATGGATAGTGATGGTAATATTGATGTTAAAGGTGCTCTTAAATTTGATGCTGATGAAAGAGCCAAAAAGAAGAAGTCCAAAGATCCGAGAGCAATTGATAGATACAAAGCGGAATATCCACAGTTTCCTTCAGAAGCTTTCCAACGTCTCAGCTTTAACATGTTCCCAGTTGCGGAGATTGATGCTCAGATTCGCCGCATCAAAACTGATCCAGCTATTAAGGCATTAATAAGACAAGGTAAACTGGTTGGTGCCGGTAGCAATGTAAAGTTTATACCAGACTATGAAGGTGTAAGAGCCGTAGTAGAATATCCACATAAAAAGGATGAAGATCTTACTGGTGCTATCCGAGTATTTGAACAGCCTTATCATCAAAAAGATGGACATGTTCCTGGAGAAATCTATTCGATAATCATCGACCCATACTATAAAGAGGAGTCAGACGATGTTACATCTCTCTTTGTAGCATACGTAGTTAAACACTACAACTACCTGGATCCTGTATCTGAAGGTCTTATTGTTGCCTCTTACATTGGCCGGCCGGCAGACTTAAGTTACGCCTATGAACAAGCATTCTTATTATCAGACTATTACGGAGGAGCCAAGATACAATCAGAGATTGCCGGTGGTGGTCAAGGAATCATTGACTACGCTCGTACTAAACAACTTCTTGATAGACTAGAGTACGAACCAGAGATGCTTCATAACAAGGATTTCTATAAACCTCAGAAAAATCCTTCCAGGTTTATGAATATGCCTACTGAGAAGAAGCGCCTGGGTCTTACGTACTTAGCAGACTGGACTAAACATGTTAGGGGACATGATGATGATGGCAATCCAATACTTAACATCCATAGAATCTATGATATAGGTCTATTACAAGAAATGAAGAAATTTAGAGATGGTGGTAACTTTGATAGAATTTCAGCAATGATTATAGCAATGTTCATGCTAAAAGAAAGAGTAGCTCTTGCCATGGAAACAACTCAAGAGGAGTCTGACTTCTACAATAGAGAACTTTTTAACAGTAATGCAGCTTCAGGAACTGCTGTAACAACCTTCGCTTAAATCAATTAACTTTGCAGCATGGAAGAATCTCGTAAACAAATAAATGGCAAACCACTCCAAATGTTATCCTGGAGTGAGAAACAAGCTAAAGATAAAGAGTACTTTAAAAACACGGCTAATTATTATATAAGTCAAGGTGTTAATGGAAGAAATAGTCTAGATGGTGGACTAAGAGGTGAACTTAAAACCTTTTACGACGTATACAACAATCAAATTCCAACAAAGTGGTTTGATCATGTTACTGACCCTCTTTCAGCCAAAGATCCAAAACACAAGTCTTTCCCGGCTAAGATCAGACCGACGAATATTCTAAGGACCAACATTGATCAACTATTATCCGAATGGATGCGTAGACCATTTAAGTATCGTGTGGAGAATATAGGTGAAGATGGATACAACAGGTACACTGAAGAATTAAACAAAGCTCTTACAGAAAATATTACACAACACTTCCTAGCAGAATTTGCTCAGCAATTAATAGCACAAGGAGCATCAGAAGAAGATATACAAAATATTGATCCTGCTTCTATTCCACTTCCACAAGAAGTAAAAGATAAGTTCCAGGGTTCTTACAAAGACAAGATTGCAGTACAAGCACAAAAATGGTTACAAAGAGCCTTACAAGAATTCAAAATTAAAAGGATACTTCATAAATCATTTAAAGATTGGATCATAGCGGGAGAAGGTGCATCCTATAAAGGGATTCACAACGGTGAATTAATATACAATCGTCTCTCTCCACTGTATCTCAACTTTGATAAATCACCAGATACAGACTTCGTTGAAGATGGTGAGTGGGCTACTTACACATATTATATGACAGCCTCAGACATAGTAGATTTATTCTATCATGATCTGACTGAAACAGAATTAAAAACTTTAGAGCGTCAAGCTTCAACTAAATCTCCTTCTGCATTCTATTCATACCTTGAAGGACTTTATACAGAAAACAGTAATAAGATACCAGTACATTCAGTGTTCTGGAAAGGTCGTAAAAAAGTCTTATTCATAGAATATATAGATCCAGTTACAGGTAAACTTGAGAAAGATTATGCAGATGAAAGTGAAGAACAAACTCTAAGACAACAATACGGACAAGATATCAAAATCAAGATTGAATGGGTAAATGAAGTTTACGAAACCTGGAGAATAGGCGATGACATTTATCTTAGAATGCAGCCAGTAGCTTCACAGAGAAATTCAATGAACAATATCTCTAAGACTAAGTTACCAATCAACGGTAAAAAATATTCAGATACTCACTCACAGAATATATCAATTGTACAAATAGGTATTCCTTATCTCATCATGTATATGATTGTTACCAGAGCTCTTGAGTTAATGATAGCTAAGAACAAGGGTAAGATCTTAATGATGGATAACAATGCTATTCCTCGTACCAAAGGTTGGAATGAAGAACGATTCTTCTACTATTCAGAAGCCATGGGATATGGTCTTCTCGACCGTAACCAACTTGGTGTAGATAAATCCTGGAATCAGTATCATGTTGTAGACTTAAGCATGTATGAACAAATAGCACAACTTATAGAATTACAAAATCACTTCAAAAAAGAATGGGATGACGTCTTAGGTTTCAATGATGCTAGAAAAGGACAAACTTATGCTGAAGATTCTGGTACTAAAGTACAACAAAACATTTTCCAGAGTTCAGTCATTACCGATATGATCTTCATAGGATTTGATGAATATGTTGAAAGAGAATTACAAGGTTTAATTGATCTCTCAAAATTTACTAACATCAATGGTGTAAGAGCTCTTTATAACTCCGACATAGTTCGTGATACTATCTTAGAGATAGATCCGAATGAATACATTAATGCAGACCTTGGAGTCTTTATCGTTGATGGTCTTGAAGACTCAGATGTAATGAATGCAATGAAGTCACAAGTTGGCAACATGCTTCAGAATGGAATTCGTTTATCCACAGTGTTAGAGGTATTACAAGAAGGTAATATTTCAGGTCTTAAAGTTAAACTGAAAGCAATTGAAGCAATAGAAGATGCAATGGCACAGGCTGAAGCTCAACAAGAACAGCAAGCTCAGGCTGATATAGATGAAAGAAAAATGGCCTTCATGGAGTATGAAAAGGTCTTAGAAGAACAGTTAATTAATGCAGAATATGACCGTAAAGATGATCTTGAATTGATTAAAGGAGAGAACAATATCTTGAGTTACGGACAAGGTGCCGATGAAGATAAAGATGGTACACCCGATTCTATTGAATTGCTTAAAGCACAAAGTGCCAGGGAAAAACTAAGATCCGAAGAATTCAGACATGCACGGGACCTCGATGTTAAGGAACGCTTGGAGAAACTAAAAGAAGTACTATCTTTGCGTGACAAAGAAGCTGAACGTCAGTCTAAAGAGAGAATCTCTGATAAACAGATAGCAGCTAAACTTAAGGGCGACAAAATTAAAGCAGCAGCTATGAAAGCTAAAGCACGAACAAAACCTAAAACAGCAAAATAATGGCCGAACAATTACCACCCTCATTAAATGATCTCGATAATGAGATTAGTCCTGAGGAACAAGCAAAGCTAGATGCACAAGCTAAACTTGATGCAGAAGCACAAGTTATAAAGGAAGCTGAAGAAAAAGCAGCTGCCGAAGAAAAAGCTAAAAAAGATCGAGATGCTAATAAATCTCCTGAACAGCTTGCTGAAGAAGCTCGTCTTCTTAAAGAGGCCGAAGAAAAAGCAGCAGAAGAAAAAAGACTAGCTGAAGAAGCAGAAGATGAACCAAAGACTGCTGATGAATTCTACAATGCTGTAGATAAGCAACACGGGTTTAATGACTTCAAAGTTGAATATGGAGACGTTGATCCTTTAAGTCCTGAGGGTACTTATATCCGTGAGAAAGCAATTATCGAGAAATCTCAAGCAGATTTTGAAGCATTCATCAAAGAACAAGATCCAAAGGGATATGCATACTTACTACATAGAAGGGCTGGAAAGTCTGATGAAGACTTCTTTCAAACTCCTACCGTAGTCCTTCCAGTGTATGACACATTCAAAAATGATGTAGATTTGCAAAAGAGTCTTTACATCAAGGATTTACGTGAGAAAGGTCTTGAAGAAGACCAAGTGAACATGATAGTAGAAAAAGCGATTAAAGACAACAAGTTATTTGAAAAGTCCGATGCAGTATATAAAGCTCGTGAAATAGCTGAAAAGAAACTTCTTGAGTCTACAGAAGCTCAAGTTAAACAACGTGAAACTAATGAGCAAAGGGAAATACAAGGAATGAGTAAAGTTATTGATGATATTATCACTAACAATAAGACTGCAAACATTGTGATTCCTGATACTAAGAAAGGTGAGTTCAGTGCTTTTGTAAAGAACAATCTCTTTTTCGATGGAGAACAATTCTTTGTAGTAAAAGGACTCACTAAAGAAAATGCTGCAGAAATTATACAGTCAGAATATTTTAACTTCGTGAAAGGTAATCTTTCCGATCTTGTTAAAAGACAAGCTGCTACTTCTAATACTGATGCTGTAAGGCGCAGAATTAAGAAAGATGAAAAAGCGGCTAAGACTGGAGATGAAGGACCAGATTTAGGCAAGTTTATACCTTTATCAGAAATAAATTAAGTAAAACAATAAAACAAATAAATGGCAGATCAATTTAACGGTTTAAAATTCCGTGTAACTGAAGACATTTTCGATGCCAGCTCCATGCTAGATGAGACCAATTTCTATAATCAACGTCAGGGTTCCCCTTCCGTTCTTAGTAAGAAGTTGACTTACATCCTTGGAGATTACACCAAAGAATATCCTATCTCTCTCATGACTGAGGGTGGTATAGGTTATGATGGTAAGGCGATGCAACGTACTGCAATTGAACTGGACGATGTTCAGTTTACCTACCCAGTAATGGGCCGTGGTAGTAAAGTAGCTGTATGTATTGGCTCACCTCACTCTGATGGTGATCAACCTGGTGTTGGGAATACTCCCTTCTTCATCTATTTTAATGACAACTGGATCAAAAGATTCAGAACTATCCAATCAGCTCATGGTGTAACAGCCTATGTGCTTGACGATCCGGAACCATTAGTTTCTGGTGGTTTCAAGTATAAAGTGCAGCTGAACCCTGCAGCTCCTACTGACTACTGTCCTAATTCAGAGTTGCAAAATGGTGTATTGTGGGTTGATACCACTGTCAACGTTGCCGAAAGCGAAAGCCGTGGTACAGAAGTTGGTATGGTAATGCCTGGAATGTTCAAAAACCAAATGGGATTCCAACGTTTATCAATGTCTTGGGCCGGTAATGCCGCTAACAAAGTGATGAAAATCACAGTTATGGGCAAAGATGGTCGTGAGACTGATGTATGGATGGATTACTTCATGTGGCAATTCGAAAAAGAATGGCTGTCATTGAAGGAGCACCAATACTGGTATAGCCGGTATAACAGGCTTCCTAATGGTTCTATTCCTCTGAAAGATCTGCAAACTGGTAAGGTTATTCCTACTGGCTCCGGTCTTCTGGAACAGATTCCAAATAAATCTAGCTATTCAAGCATGACCTATGACTTCCTCTCCAACAAAATTGGTGATGCGTTGTTTGGTCAACCTGATGCTAATGGCCTCTCAATCACACTGCATACAGGTACAGGTGGTATGAGGGAATTTGATAAGGCTATGAAACAAGCCGGTGCAGTATTGTTAGGTTCTCTTGGTGGTGGTAACATCGCTGATAAGTTCGTAACTGGTACTAATCGTAACCTGGCTCTTGGTGGATTCTTCGATAAATTCTACCATGTTGATGGCTATGTTATCAAAGTGAAATACAATCCGATCTTTGATCGGGGTAAGGTGGCACAAGTATCTCCTAAACACCCTGAAAGTGGTCTTCCTCTGGAATCCTACAGGATGGTGTTTATTGATGATAACGACTATGATGGACAACCTAATATCCAACACGTTGCCCAGAAAGGTCGTTCCTTCTTACATGGTATGATGCCAGGTTTGGCTCCTGCTCCTAAGTCAGTTTCTCTGGCCTTGGGTATGGATGCTAATAGCAAAGTTCTCGTAACAGAAGTGGATAAGTCTAGCTATCACAGGTTCTCTAGCTGCGGTATTCAAATGCTGAAAGGCAACCGTTGCTTTGACCTTCAGTGTATAGCTGGTCTCTAATTCTATAAGTTATCATAAAACGAGCTGTGTTCTTTGTTCGTCAAGAAGCCTTCCCGTCAAACGGAGGGCTTTCTTGTTTTAATTCTTTCCTGTATCTTTGCATCTGTGGGATGGAGCAGTCCGGTCTACCTCCGAGGCCTCATAAGCCTTCGTTTCGTGGGTTCAAATCCCACTCCCGCAACATGAAAAATAGAACATTCATTGTAGATCCTAACGGAGTAACTACAATAAAGGAAAACACAACAACAAGTAATACACAAAGTATTACTATCTTTGCAAACTAAACAAACACTAATGACAGAGAATCCAAACAGCAGAATTGTCACTATTAAACGTGCCGGTTCTTTCTTATCTCGATCTCAGGGCAAAGAGATTGATGATTTTTACAATGATGCCATCCAGGAAGTAGGATCTTACTTCGAAAGTTCTAACTCAAAACGTATTGCCTCTGGTCTAACAATCGACGAAGAGAAATTTCTAATGCCTTTCTTACTTGGAGTAGACGCCAAAGATCGTGAGTTCTTTGAAAAGAGAAATAACTACTTCATGACTATGAGTACTAAAGTACCATATAAAGATGGTCTTTCTCTAGAAACCGGTCTTACAGATAGTTCAAAACCTCTTTCACCAGATAACATGCCTCTTAATATATCTGACTACGTAAGGTACAGACAGATAATTAAACATCCATGGGTTGGTAAGAGTGAAGCTGAGGCAAAAGGTAACCAGTTACTGAAATTTTATCTTTATGATGCAGTTAAAGAAACTGCTGGTACAGATACATTGAATGAAGATAAAGACTTAGCTCTGGCACACTATCTGAAAATCAAAGATGTTCCGGAGAAAGTAGATATGATGTTGACACTACTTAGTATTGATCCTCGTGATATCGTAGGTCAAACACCTGAACACACAGAGAAACTTCGTAAACAAAATCTGCGTACTCTCGTAGATAAGTTTCCAACCAAAGTTGTTCTTTTAAGTAAAGATAAAAACTTTGAAAACAAATTCACTATTCAATCTATGGTTAACTCCGGTGTATTGAAAGTAATTGGTACTCGTTACATCATTTCGGAAACTGATCAGCCAATTGGTAACTATGAAGAAACAGTTGACTTTTTTAGAGATGAGAAAAATTCACAAACTCTACAACTTCTGAAAGCTAAGAATCAAGAGGCACAGAAAGTAGACAAAAAGATAAAGAGAACTGTAAGTGCTAGCTAAAGAAATGCATATAGAGTTTGAAGCAGGATTACAAAAACTGAATTCCCTGTCTAGAAGAAAGTTCTATCCTCAACAGATAGATCTTCTTCTTAACCGGGCAGTTGAGCAATTCATTAAAGACTCTATTCGTGTTGAAGAAGATGGCCACGGTTTTCAAAAAACTCAAATTGATATTGATCGAATTAGACCTCTAATAACGAAAACACAATTACCAGCAGAATTCCAGGAAACAACTACTAACTACAATGAGTACTTAATACACTTACCAAGTGATTATTCATATCTAGTTAGTGACAAGTGGTATCAAGCTAAAAATTGTGAAGAAACTATTGAGGAGAATACAATCAACAGATACTATTATAGAATTCCAATTATCACAACTGTAAAGTCTTCTCCTAAGTATTATGTAATAGCTAATCTTAAGGCTAATGCAGATATAATTGCAGATCTTGATACAGATACCAGGCAAGGTAACTCTTCAGCTCTTTATCTTGGTCTTGATTCTATACAAGAGAAGTTTACAGTAGTTAGTCTCTTAAAGGAAATCTTTTCACAGAAGAAAAGAAATGGAACATTTACTGCGGGTGGTAACACTCTTCATGGTCTCTACTTCGAAATGTATGGAAACCTCACATATCCAAATGAATTCATCCTTGTTACTTCTAATAACACAGCAACAATACATATTGTATTTGATGCTGTTGATACTAGTATAGCAAGTTCTTCTACAATTTCCTATATTCAACATAGTTCTGCGGATGATTATGAAATCAATTCAAGTCGTTTAGTAAAGGCTAGTGCACTGGATGGGATCCTGGAAACTAAATACTATCAACCACAAACAGATAGCCCAGTTTCTACAATTGACTCAAATGTAATGAGAGTCTTTAGTCATCCTAACCGTATAGTAAATAAGTCTTCAATTACCTACATTAGACAACCTCAGAAAATCAATTTAGCTTTACAACGTAATTGTGAACTAGCTGATGAATTTCATAGAAAGATTGTCGATATGGCTGTAGAATATGCAGCTGGTCACATTGAAGCTAAGACCTTAAAAGAGGTTGCAAGACAAGAAAACACAAGTAATTAATAAAACCTAAATAAAACAAATGGCTTACAAAAATCGATTCTACAAGACTACACTCGGCTATGACGCTGAAGTTCTTGTTACCAAAGCAGTAGAGTATTCGGATGATACTGACATTAAATCCTTCGTAGCGAATGCTGTTGAAGGTGAAGTAGCAGTATTTAATGCCGCTACAGGAGCAATCCTAACATCTGCAGCTGCAGTTGGTACTGAGGTCTTCATAGGCTTAAAAAGAGATGGTAATCTTGAAAGAACAAGTTCATTTGTAATTGAAGCTGGAATGTTAACCAAGATCGCTTATGTGGCCCCGGTTAAACAAGTCACTACAATTACAACTACTGGTGCTCCTGCAGTCTTGGTAAAACAAGAACTGACATACACCGCAAAAGAATCTGGTACAGCTGGTAACTTAATCAGTGTAGCTTACACTGCTGGTGCTACTGCTGGTGCTGAAGTTGTTACTGTAACAGGTAATGCAATCTCAGTACAAATTGAAACTGGTGTTTCAACTGGTACTCAAGTTATGGCCGCTATTAACGGTGATGCTTCTGCCGCTGCTTTGGTAAGTGTCAGAGCTTCTGGTACAGCTTCAAATGCTCAGGAAACTGATGCTGCTGATCTGTTAACTGGTGGCGTTGACCAACCTGAAATCACTAAAGGTGATTATGCAGAAGTTGCAGTAATTGAAACTACTCCTGGTATGGAACCTTTCCCACGGTGGAGTTATGGTGTTACAGCCAATGAAGGTGAAACCTTCCAAGAACTGATAGTTCGCTTGGTTGCTAAGATCAATGATGCTACAAACATTGAGAATCAGAACAAAACTCTGATTGTCACTGCAGCTGTTGCCGGTACATCTGGAGAATCTCGTGATAACTTCACATTGACTTCAGTAGACTTCGGTACTCATTTCACTGTTGCTCTTCGTGGTATCTTGGTGGATTATGCTTCAGCTGCTGTTACAACTGTATTCAAAGTAGGTTCAGGTACTCCTGAGCAAGCTAAGATTGCAGAACAAGCTGGAGATGTTCGTAGAGGCTACGGTACAGAATATGCTGATCAGAATGCAACCGCAGCTGATTTTGGCTATCCTACCTCCTTTGCTGATGCGAATGGTTCATCTGCTCAGTATGTGGTTTATTCAATCAAATACATTGCTAAGGACCAGGCTCGTACACTGGAACAACTCACCAGGAAAAATCATATTGCAGTATACGTCCATGACAGTACTGCAGATCCTATTTCCGAGTTTGATACTATTTTCACTAACGCCGACTAATCTTTAAGTCAGTATATAGCTTAAAAGCCTGGGACTAACATCCTGGGCTTTTTCGTATATTTGCATCTATGGCTACAATAAGAGAACTAGCAGTATTAATAGCGGAACCGTTGAATAGACCAATGGATTCCACCTTCTTAGCTCAGATGAGGGATAGGATCAAGATGTGGAGATCCAGACTATTAAAGAACACACTTGATAAAACTCCAGGAGATAGAAAGTTCTTTACACAGTCGGTTACCATGGAACTTGAAGAAGTTGACGCTGCTGCCTGTAATATACCTCTTGGTTGTAAAGTTTGGAGAACTAAGAAAAAAGTACCAATTCCATTTAGGGCCAACAGTATACTATTTGATTATGTGGGTTCAATTGATCATGGTAATCCGTTTAAGTACGCTAAACGATGGGAACTAGTTTATTTACTTTCTAACAAGTACATGCCACTAGTAACTTCCTTTTATGCTTATGAAGATGGATACATTATTTCTAATGTTCCATGGATAACAATTGAAGGAATTTTTGACGATCCTGAAGAAGGAATAAGACTGAATTGTGATGAGGAAGAATGTAGTATTGATGACCAAGACTATCCAATATCTGGTGACATAGCACAAATTATCGTACAAGGTATACTGCAAGAACTCAAACCTCAAAAAGAAAAAGAGGATGAGGAAGTTGAAGTATAATAGAACAGCAAAAGATGCGTATGCTAAGTATGCTAAGAAACTACTTGAGCAGCATCAAGGATGGTGGGGCAAGTATGAACAGAAACAACAAAACTTTCGAATATACAAACTTTCTGAAAGTGGTAAAGTAATAGAGATGATGTCTTATCCAAGATTCAAAAGTATTTTAGATACTTGGTTCAAAGGAGCAAAGACTTATATCATCAATGGAAGATCTTTGGCAATGGGCAATTCACTTGGACGACTACTTGGAGTGAGAGTAGAAAGAAACTTCAAGAAGAAAACAATTGACTGGAAAGCAACAAAAGCTATGTGGGAACGAAACGGAGAACGAAAAGGACATGTATACTTTACTGATGATGAGTGGATGAGAATAGGTTGGCAAAAAACAACTAAAGTAAAATGGATGAGATTCTACCAGTTTACGCCGGCAGAAGGAAATACAAAAAGCAATGAAGGTTTTAAAAAAGCTTTTACACTTGCTCATCAAAAAGATCCATTATTAAGATATCAATACGAATATAAACCCTTTATAAGAGAAACAACATGACAAGTGTAAGTATAGATAACCAGATTGCTAAAATCATAAGAGATACCAGGATTCCTGATTCATCTTATTTAGCTGATATGTATGAATGGATACCTGAAGCAATGAGATTATTGAAGACTCTTGTAGAGGTACCAGTAACAGGAGTACCGCTGAACGTAGTAAATCACATGGCTAAATTACCTTGTGGTCTTATTGATTTCTTAGCAGTAGAATATAATGGTAGTCGTCTAAGACACTACAATGGAATCAGACCCGGTACATCATTACCTTCGTTTAGTGCTACAGATCCAACTGCTAATACTCCATTTGTAGCATATCCTACTTATGCTGATATGCCTAGTGGACCTGTTCTAGATCTTGAGTATGTATCAACTCTTCCTGTCAATGCAACAGAAGGATATCAACTTCACATGGATTACATCTCAACTACTTTTGCTACAGGAACAGTTACTGTTTACATTAAACAAACACCAGTTGATGCAAAAGGTCTACCTCTTATACCAGATCATGCTGATTACAAAGAAGCAATTTATTGGTGGGTGAGATCAAAACTTATTCAATCAGGATACAATGATCCTGTCTATGGACGTGATGATTCAATTGCTATTGAACGTTGGGAAAGACACGCCGCAAGAGCAATCTCAGATATTACGTATCCATCAGTTGACCAGAAAGAGGCTCAGCTAGCTATGTCAGTACGTTTTATTGCTCCAACAGATTACTATGAAAGCTTTTTCAATTCGGACTTGGCTGAACCAACTTTGGATATCAACACTGCATCGTCTTCAATAACAGATTTTTCTTCACCAATTGGAGCTTTATTAAATAGTCAAGACCAATAATGAGACCAATAAAAGGAATCATACAGAATATCAGACCACAAGATCAACCTGAGAATACCTATTTCTACGGAAAGAATGGAATACAAAACGATACTATAGGAGCAGTACAAAATGAAAAGGGAACTAGTATTGATTATACAGTTATTCCAGGTACACACATGGGAACTATTGAAGCAGATAGAGGTAGAGCTATAGTCTTTTCGTTAGATGAAGGAGTATCTAAAATTGGATACTATGATTATAACACTCTTACATGGACCAAGATTGTAGATGATACTGATCTTGACCAACCAATGGGCTTCACCCTTGATCACTGGATAACTGGAGAATTTCAAAGGAATTTTAAAGACGAAGTTATAGCAGTCTTTACAGACAAAGCTACTTTTGCTAAAATTTTAAACTGTGATAATCAGGAAGCAACAACTCTTTCTGAACTTCGTCTCTTTCTACAAGCTACTACACCAACAATGACCACAGCTGTCACTTCAGGAGGTAGTCTTGAAAAAGGCGCCTATTTCGTGTTAGTGAAGTATCTTAAGAATGATGGATCAGAAACAGATGTAGTTGCTATCTCAAGACCCGCAATAGTTTCATCTCCAAATGCAGGAACAACTACTGACAAAGCAATTGCTATTACACTTACTGACCTTGATACTAGTTTCGATCAAGTACAACTATTTTTTGTTAACAGAATTAATGGTGACTATAAAGCTTATGAAGGTCCTAAATTACAAATAGCTTCTACTGTTAATTATACATACACTGGTGAAGAATTATTTCCAGCTTATACACTTGAAGAACTTCTTATACCATCTCCTGTGTACGCTACAGTTGGTACTATTGGACAATTGAATGATGCACTTTATCTTGCGGATCTTACTAAGGAACCGGAGCTCAATCTTCAAAAATATGCTAACCTGGTTAAACTACGGGTTAAGTCTGAGTTAATATCAATTATCCCTTTTACTCCTGAACACGTGAGTGGTGCAAAAAGATCTCTCATGCATCAGGAAGTATATGCTGTATACATAAGATATCATCGCACTGCAGGTGGGTGGACTAAAGCTTTCCATGTACCAGGTAATGATCCAATTGCTGCAGATCTTCTCTCAGCTTCCGAAGTGCATGAAGCAGACCTTGGGGCCAAAGTCTTTGAAGTTAGAGATACAAACAGAAGTATTGTTGGAACCTCTTGTGATACTGGTATTTGGCAAAACACTGATGAACTTTATCCAGATATTGAAGATTTTGATTCGAGTGCACTTGGTGGTCGTAATCTTCGAAATGAAAAAGTATTACATCACAGAATGCCTTCTATCGCATTTTGCAAAACGAATTATTATCCAACAGAAGCTGAGTATGGTAAATCCAAACTGGATATTCTTAGTCTTGAAGTAAGTAACGTATCTATTCCTCCTGAACAAACTGGTCTTATAGATGGTTATGAAATTTTAATTGCTAAAAGAACACTTGGTAACAGTCTTGTAATAGGACAAGGTTTAGTTCTTTTAGAAGCACAACCCCAGAACTATCTTGGAACAAACCTTAACTTTATTTCAACAGGTGGCAATTGGCATAGTACAACAGTAGATAGTCCTGGCAATTCAGGATCTGGTGACTTTCTAAATCAAAAAGCATTACGTGTTACTGGTCGACAAGTCAATGGAAACTGGGCCGGCTCTTCACAAACTAAGATACCAGGAGCAAGACTCCGGTTTCACTCCTTCGATATGTTATTTAACCAACCTGCTGTAACACCCACATATCTTTCAGCGCAATTAAAATACAGAGTAAATAATCTTAACAGTGAAGGAAGTGGTTACTTAGAGGATGGAGAATTGCTCGATGATAGAGTTCCTGTAATGGCAATTATTGATTATGCTACAAAAGGAATAACACCTACAGTTCCAACACTACAACAACGTACTCGTGTAATTGAGGATCCTAAGTACGTCCCGAACAATGCTAACACAGGCGAATATCAGAATACTCAACAAGAAACAGTTTTTGTTGGTAAACTAAAATGGATAGGTTCCACAGGAGATACAACTAACAACGATCTTCCAATTGATGTATCTTATAGTACTGTTAATCTTAAAAACTATCAAAGACCTGGGCAACGGTTCACACATGAAGAAACTTATTTAGCTAATTTGATGGATATAAAACCCAATCTATACCAGGTCTTTTATTCACAACGTCTTATTAGCTCAGGTACTTTTATTCCTTTAACAACAACTGTAGGACAAGTTTACGCTGGTGATATATTTATTTCAGAGTATTCCTTTCATACCTATGGTTGGTTTAACTCAGAGAATCCAGCCGGTGAAAATGCACCAAATCCAAATACAGATGGTGGTTACAAAATAGTACGTCGTACAATTACAGAAGCTGTATCAAATATAGCCTTGAGATATGAAGTTGCTGGTAACATTTACTCTAAATGGTGGCCACACGATCCTTTAGTTCCTCAACCAAGTTCACCAGATGGATATCTTTATGACTTTGATCGCAGCTTTGATCCAAACCAATTTGGTTACTCAAGGGATCTTAATACATTAAATGAATTCGGAAACTATGAACCTTTTAATCCCTTCTTGGAAGATGTCATTAACTTCCCGTATCGTATCCACCGTGGTGGTAAGTTACCGAGACAAGGTAAACTCAGATCCTGGAGAAACTTCTTACCTCTGGACTACTACGAGGCCCAAAAGAATATGGGTCGTATCATTCGCTTAGTTGGTAAAGATGATAGATTACTGATACATCATGAAAATGCATTATTTCAAACACAGGATAAGACTAAGTTAGAATCAGATGTATTATCAGTAACACTTGGTACTGGTGATATCTTTCAATTTGAACCACAAGAGGTTCTTAGCTCTAAACAAGGCTTTGCCGGTACACAACATGAACTGGCTGCAGTTGATAGTCCATTTGGTTACATTTTCGTGGACGCAAAACAAGGACAAATCTTCTTGTTTAAAGACGGTCTTAAATTAATGAACGAAGGACTTAATTTATTTCTTAAGCAGTATCTTAAGGGTTTTACTGAAAAGAATCCTTATACTGGTAATGGTATCACCATTGGTTATGATGCTGAGTACAGAAGAGTATTAGTAACTGTTAAGAACTCAACAATTAATGTCGGTCTTGATAACTTTGTTCCAAACTATGAAGAAACTCAAGAATTCTTTGATACACTTACAGAAGACGTGTCTATCGTGTATGCTTACGGTCGTTATCTAATCTTTCGTGGAACTACAACTTGTCCTACTCATGACCAAGATTGGACAATAGATTGTGGAGATCCTTTTGATGTAGAACTGGACCCACCAATACCAGCTGGTACTATTGTAGGTAGCTTAACAATAACAAATCCTTCGAATGCTACACTCACATTTGTAAAAACTAGTGGAGACACTACAGGAAACTTTAGTATTAATCCTACAACAGGTGATTTAATACTTGACAACTATGAAAGTAGCCTGGGAGCTTTAGAGGATGGAGATACAAGAACAATCGTAGTAACTGCAACAGATCAATATGGAAATGACGATACTTGTAGTTACGAAATTACAATAGTGAAATCTAGTTTACCACCCATTCCTGCTTCTGGTATGAGCACAATCTATGTAAATGATTTAACACCAGATGAAACAGTAATAGCAATATTATCTGCTGATAACGCAACTGAAAACACTGGTCACCTAGTTGATATTACTATGGATCCAGATAACGATCCTTCATTACCATTTGAATTAGATAATGTCAACACCACAACACGAACAGCTGACTTAATAATAAGTACTGGTGAGACTATTGACAGTTCGGTCTTGACAGCTTATGAGTTTAATGTTATATTTGAAGACCTTACTACTGGAGAAACAACAACTGTCACAATCACTGTGATTATACTACCTATTACTCCTTCAGGAAACACGGTAGTCAATGTGGATGCTTGTGCAGCAACTTCTACTATTACTGGAATTGTTGATCAGGATGCAAATCCACTATTAGTTGCTTCTAACGAAGAAAATGATTATCCAGTTGGCGCCGGAGAAGGAATTGCAATTAATATACCAGCTACAGTTGATGAGATAGATATCACAATAACTGGTTCTGAAGATTGGACCAGGATTGTAGTAGTAGACAGTCAAGGAACAGAACATTGTCAAGATCTAGTTCCAGCACAAACAGTTTATAATTTTACCGGAATAAATACCCTTGGCACAGGGCCGATGAGCATAACAGTGTTATGTGATCAAACATGTGCACCATAATTTATGCCAGCAGGATGTACAAACCCAGCAGCTTCTAACTTTGATCCATTAGCAACAACTGATGATGGAAGTTGTGAATACGTTGTAGAAATAGGAGAGAATTGTTATCTTTTAGAAGACTATGCAACAGAGAATTTAAAGGATAAAAGCTTTACTATGTCATTTGCAGTTGAGTCAAATAACTGGGTATTCTTTCATGATTATATTCCAGATTATTATTTTCATACCAGGGAAAAACTTCATCTTACTAAGAACTCTAAAGTTTATACAGCAGGAGAAGGTCCTCATGGAGTCTATCTTGGAGCTGAAGTTAAACCATTCTTCATTGATATTGTGTTTAACTTTAAAGATGAACAAACCCTAGATGCAGTAAAGTGGATCTCTGAGTTAATAGCTTCTACGGAACAAGAACAAGAGTTTAAGACCTTCACACATATTACGATATGGAACAATCTACAAAGTACCGGTAGAATCAGTCTTGCCCAGGCTTTTGATGGAATGGAGGTATCTAATGTCAGGAGACTCAAGTCTGAATGGTCTTTTAATGATTTTAGAGATATTGTGATCACTCGTGGCAACAAGTTCTTAGGGGATATCTTCTCTGACTATGCACAGGATACTGCAGAACTTGATGATACTCAAGCCTGGTTTGACAAGCGACTCCTTGAGGATAAGTTCTTTATAGTCAGACTAGAGTATAGTAACTCTGAAGATAATACTGTATTTTTGCATGAGGCTGAGGCCAATATAACTGAATCTACACGATGAGACCATTAAGAAAAATATTAGCAGACGGAGGACCAATAAAGAATACTCAAGCACTTACAGGTAATGTCGTTGGTGGTTTGGGCGTTCTAACTTCATTTGTAGATGCATTAGACACTCCAAATCAATATGGTAGACAAAGTACTGGTACAAGTGTTGTCAAAGGTGTAGCTTCCGGAGCTTCTGCAGGTGCTTCCTTTGGACCCTGGGGAGCTGCGATTGGAGGAGTTGTTGGAGGAATAGGTGGTCTCGTATCTGGTATAAGAGCAAAACGAGAAGAAGCAACACAGAAGCGTACAGAAGCTTCCCTAGCCAGGAGTTATCAATTGTCACAGTATTCAGCCAGAGCAGCAGCTAATCCCAATATTGAGTCAGGAACTCGTGGTGAGGAGTATTTTGCTACCGGTGGTTCACTTAAGACTGAATTCATGAGCTATAAAGCTAAAGGTGGTCATCTCTCTAAACTTTCTTCCGACACTGTAGAAGTAAAAGGTAACACACACAAAGAAGGTGGTGTTAAGATACCTGGAGCAGAAGTTGAGAAAGGTGAAACAATCAAAGGTGATTATGTTCTATCACATCGTCTTGGCTTTGCTCAACTCCACAAACCTATTGCAAAAGCAATTGGACAGATAGAACAGAAACCAGTTAATCCTACTTCAATGAAGTCCCTGGAAAGATTAAGAGAACAAGAGAAGAGTCTTATACTAATGCAGGAATTCGTTAAACATAAAAATAACTTACAATAATGGATCAAAGTTAGAAGCTGCTGGGTTTGTACATCCTGCTGGCATAAATTATGGTGCGCATGTTTGATCACATAACACTGTTATGCTCATCGGCCCTGTGCCAAGGGTATTTATTCCGGTAAAATTATAAACTGTTTGTGCTG